CACCAGCCACGCAATACAATAATAATTATTAAGTTAGATAGATTTTAAGATTAGTAGATGTTTAGGTATGTAGGTATATGGGTTATACTGTATACTCTAATGCGTATTCTACTACTGCTAGATATTCGTCTACTTGAAGAGGAGTCATCTCAAATCCCTCACACGCCATCTTATTTCTATATATAAGTCTATCAGTCTTATTCATAAGTGTGAGTTCTGCTAGATCCATGAACTGTTCTTCGTCTCTAGCCTGTACTATAAGATCCAATAACATATCATATGCAGATGATTCTTTAAAATTTCTGTTTGTACGTATAGACATGTACTCATAGAACGCTTTTTTAGTGGGGCGTTTCATGATAGCGACCTCCATTTATTTGGGCCTTATTATATAAAATAGTGTGTGTGTATCTTTAAACTTTGGGCGATTTGAACATAATTTTATAAGGTGAATTATATAGCATAGAAGATACATTAGATTGACCAGTAGTCATATCAAAGAATGTATATCCCTTTTTACCATATGCTCCAAAACCCTTATCTAATACATTTACAATTTATATACACCTTTATCAGTAGTATAGTCCTTAGTACCGTCGCCGTTCAGCCAGTAAGAGCCTGACCTCCCATTATAATGCACTTCTTGTCCCGGCTTTAGCTCTCGCCAATCAGTGACTTCTACAAGCCCCTTACGCTTCGCCTTGTTGTGAATACGCTTCATACGTACTGCTGGGTCTGTGCGCACCTCAAATGGCGCACTCGACAGTGCTTACACACCTTGGCTCCGCGCCCCACATGTCTCTCCACATTCCTTACAAAGTTTCTGTCCACGTTTAATTTTCATAATAGCTCCTTTTTCGCTGACTCCCACATTCGCCACGATCTTATAAGATAGACTAAGACACAATAGTTAGATCTACTACCATTATACCTACAAAAGTAAGATTTGTCAATATATAGTTTATGACCAGTAATGATCTTCTACTTCTTCCTTTACAAATACATTTACTCTATATCTATCATCATATACATTTAATGCCTTACACATATGAAAATTATCAGGCTTACCTACCATATCTAATAATTTATTACATACTTCTGGACTATCTTCAATTGCTTTATCATTTTGCATAATTAATCTCCTTATTTTCGCTGGCTACCACATTGGCACGACCTTGGTTAGGTTTGAGTGAGACACGCTCTATTCTACATTTGTATCGTCATTTGTCAAGAGCCGACTTGAGCCATTTTTGGCTGACTGTCACTATTGTCACGACCGGGGCGATGTAATATATAGGCTAATACATATATAACTTTGATACAGTATTTATATCATACACCCCCAGTACCATTATACCATACTATACATACATCAATGTCAATACTTATCTATCCTACTTATATTACCTATATTAATAATAGCCTGCCCCCCGTCGACGCTAAGTCCTTTGTGGGTAACGACTTACGAGACGAAATGGAAAAGGGAGCAGCAGATCGGGGCGAGATGATGAAATTACCCCGCCTGCGCCTGCCTCTCCCACTATGCTGTCAGACTAAAAGGTCTTGTCGAAGTCCTTGTCTGTCATGCTTTGGGCTTTAGCTTGCAGATTGTGCCACTTGCTCGCGGTCATCTGCATCAGCTTCCCGCCGATGGTATCGACGTTCACCCATGTTTGACTATCGAAATTCTGTCCCGCACGGGTCAGTGAGTTGATCACTCCGAATAGGTTGTGATGCTCAAACTCATGCTTGACGAATTGCTCCAGCGTATTTGTAGCGAGTCGCTTGTCAAGTCGGAACTCGTTGGCAACTGCTGCGACCATACCCTTGTGGCTAGTATGCTTGTACGTCGAACTCTTTGCTGCGAGTGTCGAGGAACTTACGAATACCGTCAGGTAGTATAGATAGCTGAAACTCAATATTCTCAGCGAGTGCAACCTTCAGAGCGTCAAGGTCAATAGTACCTCGGTGTACCTTGTTGACATCTTTGCCCTTCTGCTGTCCCCAGATGCACCCGTTCATGCAGATAGCACGAAAGATGCTAGGGTACTGTGAGATTCTACGCTTGCCGATTTCACAGTTAGAGATGGAAACCATACCACCATAATCTGTGTCGTCGTCTTGTCCGTAGTCCATGATGGAATCAGGCAGGAGAAGATTACCAAATATGGTATCCTCGTCACCCTTCCAATGGGAATAACGGGCTTGTGGTAGAAATTCCTTGAGAGCCTCAAGATACCAGCGATTATCCACTGGAGTATACTTGTCAGTCACGAAGGCTCGACACGTACCATCGTTGTATGTACGAAGTCGGAACTCTTTGGTTGGGTTCTTATCCTTGACCCTGCGAAAGTAGTTGTTGCAGTAGTCTACCATCAGTTCACCGTCTTGCTTGTCGTACTCTTTTTGGTTACGCATCTCACGAAGTGCGGAAGCACTAGGTGCGTCCATACGTGTTGAGAGTTGCTGCATAGCCCAATCAGTAGGGACAAACTGTTGACCCTGTGGCGTAGTAATGCAGAGAGCATTATCTTTATTCATGTTAAAAATAATATTCTTAGCAGGAATCATAATGTCCTCGCGGTTGTCAATGTCCTGTTGGACCTGATTCATAACATCATCATAGGACAATGTTTTAGCCCACCAATCTTTATGGACATGCGTACCGCCTTGGACACCTTCACCAAACTGCCCTTGCAATGTCTTGACGAATTCACCATCGCCACGAGTCTCACTGCTTGGGGTCAACTTTTCGTAATCGCTCATAATCAAAACTCCTTAGTGGGAAAAATCAACTACTCAAATTGTAACATACTATTCTTCGTTGTCAACATCATTTTAAATTCCAACAACTGTCATTACAGGTCTGTGAATCAATAACTCTCTCTCAGCTGCTGAAAGATATGACAATGCGTCCTGAATATATTTGTCACCAGATAACCACGCCTCCATATCATTACTGTCTGCTATAATATTATATTCGCCTAGAACAAGAACCGCATACGATATTGTACTGATCGACGTTTGTGTTTACCATGTTATCTCCTTTTCTACCAGTATACTATATATATCGGCACTGTCAAGGATAATCTTTAGAGATTAAAAGAAATTTTTTGGTTCGTAAGTCGTTGTCAGATTAAGGACTTACGGATTTCGGGGCTGCCTCGTTACATAGCTTCCTTTGCGTAAGAATCTATCATATATACTATTATCTAATTAATTCACCATCTAAGTGATATGTAATTGCTTGTGATAAGAATATAATTATCTTTTTCGTCATCAGGTAGAGACATAAACTTTGTACCAGATATAATTGCTCATAGTGAGCGCCATCTAGTCCAATGTACTGGAATCATTTCATAATCATTCAATCCAGTAAGTTTCATAGATCTATTTATCGTATCCATTCAAACCTAATCCTACATTAATGTTTCTCAATGCTCGTTCGTCAAGTTCGATTGTCTTATTCATTGTTAGTACATTTTTATTAGGTATGATTGCGCAACCAGAGTATAACATAGTAGGTAGGATGAGTATAGCCGCAGTATTAATTTTATTCTTAATCATTGGTGTGAGTCTAACTATCCTGCGCATATTATTATTATTCTTCTTTGAATATCATTGTCCATATAAAAATCATAATAAAAATTCAATCATAAAACTCCAGTACTACAGGGGGACATGCCGAGTAAACAAAATTATACCACATGCTTCCCCCTTCTGTCAAGGGTCTACGACAAGGTAGCTTCGATCATCTTGTCGCATCGCAGAGTGCGGAACTGTCCATCGTCGGACTGCACTACTGCATACTTACCGTTAGGCCCAGTGCCTGAACGTGTGATGACACCTTCGTGCCACTTGAGAATATTAAGTCGCCCATGCTTAGGGTACTTGCAACGAATCGTCTTGCCCTTGCGAACAGCTTTGGATAATACAACGTAACTCATTTTTCAAAACCTTTCAAAGTTTTTTCAATCTTTCGGAAGGAAACAGTTTCCCTCTCGCCTCTACTATTCTCTACGACTACACCGTCGCGTTGAATCTTGAGAACTCTACCATACTTAGTATTGCTCCCGATACCGACTACTGGTTTCATAATCAACTCCTGTCGTTACATCCAGTATACCATCTTATCGTCCATTGTCAAGCCTCAACTTGAACTTTTTTCTCCGACTTTGATGGTTTGGGTAGTGCAAGTGACACGTTGCACTTACGTTTAGCCCATACCTTCAAGCCCTGCTCAGTCAGCGCTTTTGTACCCGTATGACTTACGCAGTCATAATCAGCGAGTCCATTCACAGCTGCCTTCAGCATACCGCATACTGTCAACTCGTCACAATCTTTATGTACAAGCTCAACAGTAAAAGATGTATCTGTGGATGGGGAGGACTTATTTTATTACCTCCAAATTTTCAGGGTATGATATGTCATGGTCCCTACTTTTAACCACTATCTCAAGACTGTATGGCACTTGCCCGTCCTCCTGAGCCTCGTGTGCTGTTGTGATCTCATACTGGCTACCACATTTTCAGCCACCATCCTATAGCAGAGTAGCTAGCTCCACTATATGTATTATTCTATTAAGTCTCCTGTATCTTGGTAAAATTCTTCTGTATTGAATACTTGTGATATAGTATAAGGTATGTCACTAGGTTTTCTTATATCTATTGTCTCATCAACTATACCTTCTGTTGGATTAGACCATTGACCACAGAACCCCATTCCCGGTTCAAAATAATATGCCTCAACAGTCATATCCAAGGCGTTCAGTGCTTCGTACCAACCAACAGGTGGATTCCACGCTGTCTCAAATCGCAAGTGTACTAAGCCATATCCCATCTCGTCTACTTGCCAATCGCATTCCTCGTCTGCTGTGTATTCTGTTTTACCAAAATCCCACTTCGTACCCCAATTCTTGAGCCGCCAGTGATACCAGCTATTTTCTGTTGATTCATTGATGGTAAACGGTTTGTCTTCACCAATCATCTGCTCTGATCATCAGGCTCTCGCGGAGTAGGTAGGTAATGTTCTATAACACCACCTCTCTCGTATGCTCCTACGAGTTCAAGTATCTGCTCTTTTGTTCCGTGGATCGTCGCTTGATTGCTACACCAGTTCGGCATTTTCTATCTCCTGTGTATGAGGCCACCAACTAGGTTGTTGTCTACCCTTCTCCCACTTTGCGAAGTAGGCTTTCTCCATTATATAATATTGTCTGTATGCGTCAATAGCATCTTCACATTTATATTCTTCTTCCATGCACTGTGCGTATGGTGTATGTGGCCCGTTGGGGATCATGTCAAACATATCACACATCTGATCTATACCATCATGACAACTGTGAGTCTTGCCATAGCGGAACTGATACTCTTGACACAATGCACGACCATGCAAACATAACCATACAAAGTTTGTCTTAGTCTCTCCGGCCCAGATCGTAGCAGGGTGATGCTTGTAGCCGCCAATCAGAGGCGTTCCCTTGCTAGTCAGTGGCATCTGCTCGTCAGTCGCACCATGTCTGCGTAGTGCAGAGCCTAGCATCTGAAACGTCTCTACGATCATCTTAGGAATGTGCTTGTCACACATCATCTGTGCTGCGATTGCTGGATCGTCGTCTAATACAAATATGTTCATCGTTCCTCTACCATTGTGTCTCTGTATTGCCAATCAACACTAAATGTTTTACCAGTTGTATCCTTGATGTCAATATCCATTTCAAATAATACTTCGTCTATATCTACATCGTCATCTACGCAGAATTGCATCAGTATTTCTTGATATACTTTTTTCATTGCTGTCTCCTTTCCTCAACTATAACATATATCGTCTATATGTCAAATAAAACTTTAGGAATTTTCGCTGACTTCTCACTTCTCTCACGACCCTAGCGGGTGGGGTGATACATCACCACTCAACTAATACAGACTGTTCAACTGTTTTGTATGTACCAAACGTCCATTCCTTTATCTCATAACTCAATACATCGTTCAATAATTTTTTATATTTAGATTTACCCTTGGGCCAATCTTCGCCATCTCTCACGGCGTATACTATAGCAGCCCTACTCTCTTCAGGCCATATCTCTATTTTGTCTATATACATCATAACCTCATTATACGTTAGTATCGTCACTAGTCAAGACAATTCTTGAATAATTACATAATACACGTAAACCCTTATTAGGTATAGACTTACGACGATCTGCCCCCGCCCCGCTATTCTTCTTCTGCGCTGCGAACACCTATCATATATACTGTCTTATCAATTAATTCTTCTAAGTATTCTAATTGTTTGAAATAATCAGTATCATCATCTAGGTAGTGATCTTTTTGTAGCTCAACAGTATCCTCATAATGAGCGTCTAGTATGTCCGCGATCATTTCATAATCATGTTTAGTAAGTTTCATAGAGTCTATCATTTTATATATCCTTCCTTTCTTAAAATGTCTTCAGTATGAACTACACTCGTGGTTTGGTCAGCAGAAAAAGCGTCCCTGTACCCACGCTCATCAATATACATATACTCATCAAGTTCATCATTGGAATTGCATTCGTGGATAGCTGTTCTGCAAGCATTGTATTGATTCTTTCTAGTAGAGAATATAATTTCTAACGTACCTGATTTAATATAATATTTAGCCATTGTTTTGAGCCTCCGATATTCTGTCTACAATAATAGCACATAGATCATCTACTATAGTTTCCTTAGTTTCCTCAGTAAAGACAAAAGGTGGATATAAAGAATCACATTCAAAAAAAGATATAATATCTTCCTGTAATTGTTCTTTTAGATTGTTCATTGTATTCTCCTAATGTGATGGAAACAGGACGTTTGCTAAACCTTGGACGCACAGTTGACAGTTTACACTATTCTTTGATTTAGTGCAAGTGACAACACCACGACCACGACGAATCTCTGGACAAGTGATATACTTATCCTCACCCTATACAACTTCATCTTAGGTAGATTGCTACGCCATTGGTCAGCCTTCTTTTTACTCCGTGGACGTTTGGGGGCGATCTTTTCTCGCTGTCACACCATGCGAATATTTGAATCCTGCGGCTTTTGCCACTGCCCAATCATCCTCATTGTGAACACTTGCATACATCTTAATATACTTACCTAATATCCTAGATAGTTTAGGATCATATATATGAGTATATGCCCACATCTTAGGAAGTTTACCGCCTTCAGCTAATATACTACGACAAGCCCATAATATATTGTCAACGTACTCATTATCTAATTCTTTACCATCTTTGAAGAAATCGCCACGCTCATGCCATCGCAGGTCTTTATCTTTTTTCTCTGCATTAATTAGCATAGCACGGATCTTGTTTTTTTCCGTGATTAGATTCTGCATACCAGCAGGGCGAACACCGGGATAGATTTTTTCTAGCTGTTCAGCATAGCAGCCATTGCCTAGAAAATCACAAGTAGGCGGGCAAGTATCACCAACAGGGCGAGACACAACAATACAATTTTCTTTTCCAAGTTTATCATTACCTTTTGCAGTCTTCATAATCATCTCCTAGTGGGTAATGTGATTATACTATATTATATCGTCGTTGTCAAGTATAATCTTTAGCTTTTTTTGCTGACTGCTCATTTGCTCATCAATCCTATTACATAGGATAATACAAAAGGACTTAGGTGCTTGGCCCGTATCAGGGTTTGCAGTTTCCTGTGAAGCTGTCGCATAACGTCATTCTGCTTCACACCTTTACGCCTCTCATGCCCTTCCCGTTCAGGAATCAGGTCGTGGTTTGCGTATCCGTCTTAATGTATTGGCTGTGGTCGTCGGGACTTGCACCCGATAGGTCGTCTTTACATCGTCAGGATACCGAATTATCCCAGCCAAATGTACGTCCGGTAACGCCTAAGCAACTCTGCTCGCCACATCATCATTATACTATATATATCGGACTTGTCAACTATATTCTTTAATAAAATTATGGCACACCATTTGCCCCGCCCCGCTGCTCGTAAGTCCTTACCAGCAAACGACTTACGGAAGATATTCTATTTCTAGTCCTCTCTCGATTTGGTCGCGGTATATCTGCACACGCTTTGCACGTTCAATCGCATTCTCTTCAAAATCTGACAGTGTGCAGCCGTCTCTCTCGTCACACTTTCTTTCTACGTCTGCAAGTGAAACGCTATCGCTACGATTGTCTCGGAATTCTTTAGGTAGCCATTCGTTCGGAACCGTGAAGCATTCCTTAATTTGTTTTTCGTATTGTGCTAGTAGTTCGTATCCGTTCATTATTATACCTCTGCGTTTTCTAGTTCGTTTTCAATCCATGACATTGATATTTCTCTAGTGTTTACTTCTGAAATAGCAGCACCAATAAGATCATGCACCAATCCACACGCTACGCCATTATCCACATCTTCATGGATCATGTCAAGATAATCTTTTAGCCTATCTTCAAATAAGAACCAATTACAGCCTTCGTCTGCATCAATAGATTCTCTGGCAATCTCTCGCCACATCTCATGTGATCCTTGGTCGTTGTCCATCCACATATTTACCATCCAAGTTTCATAGTTATACCAACCGTTGTATTCTTTATTTGTCATAGCTATATTCTCCTGTGTCAAAGTTTCTTATTTTCTGTAGTATATCAGCAACTTCCCAAAAGTCAAGCCATCCCGCTACATCAACGATTCCAAGATGATCATTGATTGGCTGTTCATAAATAATCTCACAAGTATTTTCTGCTGTCGTGCCTAAAGGGTATTGCAAAACCGCTACTTCAAAGTGGCCCGAATCCCCTCCGTAACTGCCCTTGTGACATACCACACTAGCACCAAGCCCATTAGCAAAAAAGTATCGTTTAACATATCTCCCCGTTCCCATATTGTCAGCTTCAAAACGTGTTTCAATTAATCGCAGTGGATTTGCTTTAGTTTTCATGTTTACTCCTCAATGTGTGAAAGTCTGAAAGGTATCATAACATGTTGAGTGACTTTTTGTCTAGCCTCAATTTCTGTCATGGCTCCGACTTCTCCGATTTTTTGACCGCTCATATCGTACACGGCCCAAACGTTTTTTCTAGGATACACTACGCAATTATTGTTACTCATTTTTATCATCCTCAAATATAGGGTCGCCGTACTCATCAACTGGTATTCCATCTTCATTCATAAATATATCACCATTTCGCAGGCCGTCAATAGTGATTTCTAGTTTTTCTTGTTCTGTGAACATTGGTGTTTTCCTTCCTGTGTGCGCCCATAGCGGTATGGGTCGAGTGATACAATCCTATCAGCCAGCACCGTAAAAGTCAAGCGATGCTTCAAAGTGTACAGCTTCTGAACAATCATAGTCTACACGTTCTTCGATTACTTCGCAATGCTCAAGACAAGTTGGGCAAAGGTCAGCGTCAGAGTGAACATAAGCGCCGCAGCAATCAGAGTGATAAGTGATTTCAAAGTTGTTTGACATTTGATTTTCTTTCTTTTAGTGTTACTTGTTATATCGACATTATATACATATAAACTTTAATTGTCAAGTACTAAATTATTATTTTTTTCATAAATTGTGTCAAGATATACTTCGCTATTTGTTATAACCCACCCATATTCACACGTTGGAGTATATGTACCTATGTACAGTTTACCATTATCATATCCTTCATACCCTGCGAACATACTTAATAGTGTAACGATTGTCAACATACATCACCTTCTTTCTATAGTATATATATCGGCCACCCATAGCGGAATACTTTAGGTAATACTATATTTTTTTTGGCACAGGATTCGCGGCCCGCCCCGCAAGCCGTAAACCCTTACTGGGTAACGACTTACGGCCCGTTTGATTTATTGCTTGGGCATATCAAAGCACGGGATTTCAGGCGGGCATTCATTCAGGTGAATCACCGTACAGCATATGATACCTGCGATCATAGCGAGGGCGAGTATGTTTAGAATCCGTTTCTGTTCGTTGCTCATTGTTCTCTCCGTAGAACGTGTTACATAGTGACCACATCAACGCTACGCCTACCATGTATCCTACTATGATAGACAGAAAATCTATTTCAATCAATCCCACAATAGTCCTCCTCTTCTAATGCTTCTACTTCTTGTTGGTGTGTTGGTTGGTTGTCATCATCCCATTGATCATCGGGTGATTGTACACGGCTATCGTATACAATGCCAGCTAGAATCTCGTCAAAATCAGGTCGATCAAAAATGCTCATATCATTCTCCGTTGATAAATCGTACTCGTAATATGTTGGCGGCTACACGTACACCGTCAAACTCTTTTTCTTCTTGACATGCCAACAAATAGCATTGTAGCCTATCTGTGGTAAACTTGTCAAGCACATCATACAAATTCTTTTCAACATACTGATTCATTCTACTACCTCCGGCGACATTTCCTGCTCATGACATCGTACCATAAAATCTTCCTGCTCGTCAAGCCATTTCTCGTATTCGGCTCGTGCTTCGTACTGATCTAATTCTTCGTAGAATCCCATTGTATTATCCTTAGTTAATAAACAAAGTGGTGAAACAACCGACGATAAAAACTAATACTAGTAAAAACTTTTCATCATTTCCCATTGTAATCTCCTTAGCAAATAGGGGTGTAATTCCAAAACACTGATACAACTATAACACAACAAACAACAACGATCAATAGTAATTCTTGGTCTGATTCTCGCATAACTTTTCTCCTTATTAGTATATCGACATTGTACAGTAGAAACTTTAATCTGTCAAGAGGAATTAACCTAATCCCCATACTCGGTTAAGATCGTAGCTATTCTGTAATGTTCGTACTACTAGTGGATCTTGTGCAAATTTGCCATTCTTAGCGTATCCGATAACCTTGTTAGTATCTTTCGTTACAACAACCTCTCGATTGTGAACGTCTACGATTTTAAGATTGTTAGCGATTCGATTTCGTTGTGAGATATTCATTGTGAATTCCTTTGGTTAGTTGTTTGTTTCTTATATCCTAAGTATATATAGTATATCGTCAATTGTCAAGCACTAATTTAGAAATTATTTTATTTTTTTTATAAATGCACGTAAGTCTATACTGGGAAAGGACTTACAGCCATTTTGGGAAGGTACACGCTATTTTAGTACCTATTATTTTTCTTCGTTTTGGTACGAAAAATGCTGGGGTGGTCCAAACACAATCAAACATATTTATTTCAATGTATTACCCAAGCCTACCAGATAGCATCTGCTTGTTCCTTGATACGCCTTTTGTCCTCTGCGCATCGTATAGTTGTAGCACTCTTAGCAATATTATATTTGCCCCACAAGGGCTTCAAATTCTTATAGTACCATGCTTTCTTCATTCTACGCTCTAGTTCTGCGTTGCTAATGTTTTGCTCGTATATTCCATTAGCCTTCAATGAAACATGATGATCAATGTGCCATTTGTCTGGTCCCTCTCCGTAGTTATCCCAAGACATAGCTTCTCCGTTGCTATTTTTGCCCCACACTTCTGTTTGGCTTTCAAACTGCGACTCAAGATGGTCATCCAGAGTAAGACCATTTGGCAGCTGTATATACTTGTTAACATGTTTTCCTATTTTCTTCCCCTTACTAAGACACCTCTTAATCCTCTTACGAACATTATGAATAATTTTTACTTCTGGTCTCTTTCTAGCTTCTTTACTATAAGCTATAGCTTGCTGTTTAACTTTATTCCTATGTTCTTCATTCTCTCTATATCTTCTTTTTGCGTAAATAGATCTCTCTTTCTGTCTTTGTGGATCTTGACTACGCTCTCTTGCCTTTGCTTTAATACAATTGCTACACTGCCGACTATTACCGTAGAATTCTGATCTTTCCCTATGCTCACCACAGTTTGTGCATACTTGTATGGGTAAAAATTTTTGCAGGCGATCAATCTCTTTCTTGGCTTTAGCAATTCTTTTAGGTATATTATGTCTAAAACTAGCTAGTAAGTGATTTCTTTTATTAGTTATAGCTGCTTTTTTTCTACCACACGCACCGCAATAATTTTCTGGACCTTTTCTTTTTAAGAATCCACAACCGCATTCCTCACACGGTTTGTAACGACTTTTAGCCATGTCGTATTCTTGTTCAGTTTCGTGATTGAGCTTACATAAAACACAGGTTGATTCCATCCCATTTTTTCTTTTTGCGTGAGAGTGAAAGTATTTATTTTTTCTTTCTGTTCCGCATTTTTTACAGACAGCGGTTGGTTGGTTTTTCTGCTCGTAGCTCTTATGCTTATCATGTCTAGTTAATTGTCTGCATTTCTTGCATCTCGCTTGCAGCCTTACTCCTTTTTTACCAGCTTTAAAATCAGCAACAGAGCCATTAACCACGGGAAATACTTCCGTGTTGGCTGGTAGGTCTAACTTGCAGTACGCACATTGTTTGGTATTCATAGTAGCATTGTACTATTTTTCTGATGATTTTTACAATTAAGTATTACCCAATGCTTCCGAATGCGCCCCCATATCCTTATAAAATTGCAAAAAATCGCTGTAAAGTGTATAATTTTCTTAGGAGGCTTAATATGAGCAAACATAAACAATTAGATTCACAATTGCATTGTCGTTCAACTGCGTCACTGCAAGCATCTGTAACGGAAGACCTTAACGCAAAAGATAAGTCAATAAAGGATTTACTCAAAGAGGATGCGCATGGCTGTTCCGACGAGAAGACTAAAGACGACGAACCAGACGATTGCTGAAAAGTGTGACATAGACCCACGTACAGGTATTATAATACTTCTGGGATGTGAAAATTTATGCTTTGATATAGAAAAACATTTCAAGTATAATCCTAGATTTAAATGCACATGTAATAACTTTTCTACTGAATTTGGTGAAGATGATTATTTTTATTACGAACTATCTCACTACGATGGTCATAGGGTTGCGTACAAAGAATTAGGATTAGGAAATCTAAAATTAGTAGGCAGTACATATGTTGTTAAAAGAACAAACGTATTAGCTGGTATTACTGATGATGGCAACATCCCACATCCTAACCCGTACACCCCTCCTCCAATCGATAAAAATTCTTACGTACACATAGAAGCTTTTAGAACTTCTAACGTCTCTGAAGTCTTTGTAGACCCCCACGTAATGCCCTTCTCTAATGATAAGCGTACAGTGTCGCCCTTATACGTAGAAAAGAATTCTATAGTTGGCAGATTGAAAGATAACATTCAATCAATGCACAACAATGATATAGTTTCCTTAATTAGTGATTTTACTAAGTCAATTACGCTAAAGGCTTATAAACTTTATGCTAAAATGTTAAACTGCTCATCTTTAGTCCTTTCTGTTAACAAGCAAGCTAAAAAACCGCCCAGAGGTACACTAATCTGGTCTGACAAGGATAGGTTGCTTAAATTCTACGATGGTAAGTCTTGGAAGACACTAGTGTGGACTGATGATGAGGTATTAAATGAAAATACCTAAAAATCATACTGAACAAGAAACTATGGACATAATTGATATTGTTATAAACAGAATCGCCCCTAAGTATATATTTAACAATTATGATATAGATGACATAAAACAGGAAGCTTTTATTATATGCGCTGAAGCTTTAAGTAGATATGACAATAAGCGCCCATTGGAGAACTTCTTATCAGTAAATTTATCTAACAGACTAAAAAACCTTATACGTGATAATTTTGGTAATTCTAAAGATGTAAATAAAAAGAAAGTTAATTCGCCTGCAACTATTACTTCTAATATCTATAACCAATATCATTTTTATGAGTTAGATATATCCGATTTAGATGAAAAAGAAATTATATCACTAATTGATGATGAGTTACCCAGCCACTTAAGAGAAGACCTATTAAAGTTTATGCATGACTTACCACTTACAAAGAATAGACGAGAAAATTTATTAAAGAGTATCAGGAGTATCATAGATGAAAACAAAAAAGGGCGGTAGGCTCTCCAAAGAAGAGAAGGAGCTGATTAGGACTTTGGTTGACAGTCTCAGCGTACAAGATATAGCTGACCAGCTCAATAGAAGTTTTGATGCTATAAATCAATATATTAAGAATGACTTAAAAGTTGGTCTTACAAGGGAAGAGGTTGCGGCTTACTCGCTAGAAGACAGACCATACTGGTATGAACTAGAGGCGCAGTTTACAGAAAAAGAATTAGAGCTATTTAAATATCATTGGTCTAAGATTATCTCTCAGTTTAAAGATGATGTATTCCCCACAGAAGAAATACAAGTAGTGGATGTTATTAAGTTAGAAATACTTATGAATAGATGTCTTAAAGGGAATAAAGAGAATATTGAACAGATTAGTTTATATGAACACATGATACAAGATGAACGTAGTCAAGACAAAGACCAGCAGGACATGGACTATATTATCAACCTAGAAAGACAAGTGGCTTCTCTCAGGGCATCACAGGAAAGCCTAAATCGTGATTACAGAGAGTTACAGGCTAAAAAGGGTTCTATGCTCAAAGAAATGAAAGGAACCCGTGAGCAGCGAATTAAGAGGCTTGAAGACAGTAAGCAAAGTTTTACTAGTTGGGTTGCTGCGATGATGCAAGATCCAGATAGAATGAAACAATATGGAATTGAGATGGAAAAGATGAGAATAGCCATGAACAGAGAAAAAGAAAGACTTTCTCAATTTCACACATATGATGATGGAGTGGTAGATCAACCTTTTTTAACACCAGACACAACAAAGGATTAACAATGGACCCAGAATCACTGTCGGTAATTTTACCATGTTGGAGCGCGGCGATTGGTTTAGAATTATTAGTGGTTTGGTTTTTTGTGAGACTAGTAAAGGATAAAAAATGAAAAAAGCTATTATAACTGGGGTAACTGGTCAGGATGGAAGCCATCTAGCAGACCTTCTTCTGAGTAAAGACTATCAGGTCGTAGGAGTTGCTAGAAGGTGCAGTGTAGACACAACAGAGAGAATTAAGCATCTATCTTCTAATAATAAATTCAAGTTAATCGAGGGAGACATCACAGATGTTAGTAGTGTTATAAATATATTCAAAGATAACGATAATGTAGATGAAGTCTATAATCTAGCAGCACAATCGCATGTAGCAACTTCATTTAAACAACCAGCATTGACTTGGGATGTTACTGGCAAAGGATGCTTAAATCTCTTACAGTCTCTTGTTGATCTTGATATGCTAAACGTAAGATTTTATCAAGCTTCTTCAAGTGAAATGTTTGGTAGCAGTTATGACATAGACGAGAATGGAGTCAAGTATCAAAATGAACAGACCAAACTCATGCCGAATTCCCCTTACGCAATCGCTAAAACTGCTGCCCATCACGCTGTTCGTATATACCGCGATGCTTATGGGCTTCATTCTAGTTCTGGTATTCTTTTTAATCACGAAGGACCACGAAGGGGTGAAAATTTTGTCACGCAGAAAATAATCAGCTGGATAGCTAATTTTAAGAAATGGCTTTCGTACTCTTCATTAGACAGTTTTCCTGTAGACTTTACAGATGATAGAATAATAATCCACAGGGAAAGTTTTCCTAAGCTTAGGCTAGGAAATGTTAAAGCTTCAAGAGATTGGGGATACGCAGGAGATTACGTAAAAGCAATGTGGCTTATGACACAACAATCAAAGCCAGATGACTATGTAATATGTACCGGAAAGACTTTTACAATAGAAGATTTTTTAGAAGAAGCATTTACTTATGCTGGGTTTGAGGATTGGAATAGATTTATAGTAATAGACAAAGAATTTTATAGACCGTGTGAAGTAGATTATTTAAGAGGAGACTGTTCTAAGGCTCAGTCGATTTTAGGGTGGAAACCAGAACGTAACTTACAAGGATTGGTTAAAATGATGCTGGATGCCAAACTATAGATTACATTTAGACTTATCAGACTTTAGCAGTGAATTTTTAAATTATGATCTATCAGAATTTCGTTCACCGTTTTGTTTGTACTTTATCGAAGCTTCAGATCCAGACGATGCTTGTTCTGTTACAAGTCATAGGATTGTGTCGCTTTTACTAAAAGAAGATGAAAGTATAAGTACGAGGATACTGTGCAGGAAAATTAGAAAATATATGAGAATAGATAGGATAGATTGTTTATGAGAAGGAATTATAATGATCCAGCATATGCTCAATTTAGAAAAGATGTCATTAAAAGAGACAAAGGAAAATGTCAGATGCCCGGATGTAAATCTAGAAAAAATTTACAAGTACACCATATATCAAAATGGTCTGGAGCCTCTGCTTTAAGATATGAAACTTCAAACGGAATAACACTATGTAAATACTGCCATAGATCAATAACTGGCAAAGAAACCCACTACGAACATTTATTTAGAGAGATATTAAATGGCTAAATATAAACAAGCTCCTGATTTTACAGTTATAAAGGACACCAGAGAACAAGACGGATATTTTTTTAGTAAGTTCAATACGTGCGCTGGCATGGTTGAACACAAGCTGGATACTGGAGATTATTCTATCCAAGGATTAGAAGATAAGATATGTATCGAAAGAAAAGGCTGTGTTGAAGAACTAGCGCAAAACCTTGGATCTAAAAAGCAAACATTCTTAAAAGAGATTGAGAGAATGGAACCGTTCCCTCATAAATATATAATTTTAGAATTTGGTTTAGAGGATTTAATTAAGTTTCCCAAAGAGACTAGAATACCAATTAAGAACAAAGCATCTGTAAAAATAACCGGACGATATATGCTAAAGTGCTTGATAGAATTTGAATTATACAATGATATACATGTTCTTTTTTGCGGAGACAAACACACAGCATTCTTGGCAGTAAGTAGTATTTTTAAAAGAGTCAACGAAAAATATACAATTGGGAGAAAGACCTAATGACAGAAAAAGACATACTTTATGATTATCACAACTATGGTTGCAATTTAGGATCTAGAGAGATTTTCTTGCACAACCATTACGGATCTAATGACGAAGAAAATCCCGGCGTAGAATATAAAATGTCAAATACATTTATAAAGAATCTTAGAGCTTTGGATGCTAAGTCTTCGGACCAAGTTACTATACATTTACAAAGCGTAGGAGGAGAGTGGTCAGACGGCATGGCTATATTTGACGCAGTTACAATGTCTAGGTGCTATGTTACAATGATTGCTTATGGTCAAGTGGAGTCTATGAGCAGTATAATATTTCAATCAGCAGATACTAGATATATTACTCCTAACACATATTTTATGTCACATTTTGGTTCTACAGAAGCAGGAGGACATTATCTCAATGTGCAGAACTGGGTGAAGTACGAAAAATACATTTGCGATGTAATGTTAGAGGTTTATGCTAAAAAATGCGTAAAAGGAAAATACTTTCAGGACAGATACGAAGGCAAACCAACAATTGGAAAAGTAAAAAACTTTTTAAACACTAAACTAAAATCTGGTGATTGGTACATCAATGCTGAAGAAGCAGTTCACTATGGATTTGCAGACGAGATTATAGATTCATGGGAAAAAATAAAATAAAAAAAATCGATGAAGCTTGGCTTGGTCTAGATGATATTGATATTGAATTATTCAATCCCATGTCTATAGTTAGTGCCAATGACGATGATTTTAAATTGAAACTAGCTTGGCTAATGACTAGGCCAGAGTATCTTTCTTTTATAACTAAACATATATTGAATATACAGCTACTTCCATCGCAGTCTTTATTTTTATGCGAAATATGGAACAGAAAATTTCCAATGCTTATTGCCAGCCGAGGTTTTGGTAAATCTTTTATGTTGTCACTTTACGCTGTGCTTAGAGCGCTTATATTGCCTCGTAGAAAGGTTGTTGTAGTTGGAGCTGCGTTCAGACAGTCTAAGGTACTTTTTGAGTACATGGAGACAATTTGGCGTAATTCACCTATGCTTAGAGATATATGCGATGGAGATAGCGGTCCACGTAGAGATACAGATAGATGTACCCTTCGTTTAAATGACAGTACTGTTACATGTTTACCATTAGGCGATGGTCAGAAGATTAGAGGCCAACGTGCTAACGATATTATAGCTGACGAATTTGCGTCTATACCTAGAGAGATATTTGAAAACGTTGTCGCTGGTTTTGCTGCTGTTAGTGCAGACCCAGTAGAAAACGTAAAGAGATTAGCCGCACAAGAGAAAGCAGAAGAGCTGGGAGTAGTATTAGAACAACAAGAAAAAGAAGTACAGAAAGATAATCAAATCATATTATCTGGAACAGCTTACTATGACTTTAATCATTTTTCAACATACTGGAAGAAGTGGAAGTCTATAATAAAAAGCAAAGGTGAGTTAGCTAGACTAAGAGAGATATTTGGAGAAGACCCTCCAGAAAGTTTTGATTGGACTCAGTATTCAATTATCCGTATGCCATACGAGCTTTTGCCTAAAGGTTTCATGGATGCAGATCAGGTTGCTAGATCTAAAGCTACAGTTCATACTGGTATATATCAAATGGAATACGGGGCTTGTTTTACTAGAGACAGTCAAGGGTTTTTCAAGAGATCTTTAATACAATCCTGCGTAGCTTCCGAAGATTCGATCATAGGTCAAGATGGAGAGTCTATAAAGTTTGAAGCATCACTTATGGGCAAGGAAGATAGGAAATACATATTTGGAGTTGACCCAGCATCAGAAGTTGATAACTTTAGTATTGTAATTGTTGAGATTCATGAAAACCATAGAAGGATAGTATATTGTTGGACAACAACTAGATCTGAACACAAAGAGAAAGTGAAAAGAGGTCTTTCTTCAGAAACTGATTTTTATGCATATTGTGCTAGGAAAATAAGAGATTTGATGAAGCTGTTTCCTTGTATACATATTGCTATGGATGCTCAAGGTGGTGGCGTTGCTGTTATGGAGTCTATGCACGACAAAGATAAAATTAAAGAAGGTGAAGTTCCCATATGGCCTACTATCGACAGAAATAAACCAAAAGATACAGATGGAGAACAAGGTCTGCATATACTAGAAATGTGTCAGTTTGCAAAGTACGATTGGCTTGCAGAAGCTAATCACGGAATGAGAAAAGACTTTGAAGATAAAGCTTTATTATTTCCTTCGTTTGACGCACTAACCTTATCTATATCAGAACACGAAGATAACACAAAGGGTCGCATGTTTGATACTCTAGAAGAGTGCATCTTAGATATAGAAGAATTAAAAGACGAACTATCTATGATACAAATGACACAAACTACATCTGGCAGAGATAGGTGGGACACACCACAAGTTGTTGTGGGTACTGGAAGAAAAAGCAAAATGAGAAAAGATAGATATTCAGCATTGTTAATGTGTAATATGGCAGCTAGAATATACAAAGAACTCCTACTCCAGAAGAGTATCAGTTTTATGGGGGTTTCGCAACTGGCGGGTTTATGCCTAAAACAGACGAAAAACCCTACAGCGGACCCAGTTGGTTCACTGAACAGATGAAAGATGTGTATTAAAAAACATACAATCCGATTACATTCCAATTGAGGTCAACAATGGACAAAGACATGATAACTTGGCGAAACGATGACGACAACAGCAAGGCTGAAGCTATGTCTCAGTTTTCTGACAATGTAAACTCATACTCAGGCATAAACAAAACTTCTGGCAATCATTACCGCCACTTTATAGACATTGAACCAAATAGATCAGTTAAGCCCGGATTTACAAGCAAGGACTATTATGCGTTTAGGCCAGACGAAGCAGTACCAACAGAACAAAGGCGTATCATCAGGATGTGCATGGACGCATACGACAAGGTTGGAATCATTCGGAATATAATCGATTTGATGGGAGACTTTGGAAGCCAAGGTATTAGCATCGTACATAAAGACAAAAGTGTAGAAAAATTTTATCAACAATGGTTTAAGAAAGTTAACGGCAAAGAAAGATCTGAAAGATTTTTAAATAATTTATACAAGACAGGAAACGTTATAGTTCATAGGAGTTATGCGAATATAACGCCTCAATTGAAGCAGTATATGAAGGCTATGTCTAGCGATATAAGAGTTGAAACACCAAAGGCAAAACCGAACGAAATCCCTTGGAGATACAATTTCTTTAACCCGCTAACTGTAAAAATGAAAGATGGCAACTTGTCATTATTCATGGGCCTTAAAAATTATACTATTACTACCAACTCATTTTTTGATAAGTTTAAGTCTGGAGAAATTCCAAATCACGTACTTGAAACATTGCCTCAAAACATAAAACAAAGTTTATTAAAAGGAGAGAAGGATATCCCATTAGATCCAGAGCGATTGTCTATATTTTATTATAAAAAAGACGATTGGAGACAGTGGGCAAACCCTATGATTTATGCAATTCTAGATGACATTGTTATGCTGGAAAAGATGAGACTAGCTGATATGTCTGCATTAGATGGGGCTATATCTAATATTAGATTGTGGACTCTTGGTAGTCTGGAACATCAAATTCTACCAAATAAAACAGCAATTAATAAACTTAGAGATATTCTTGCTAGTAATGTTGGTGGAGGCACTATGGAACTCGTTTGGGGGCCAGAGCTTTCGTTTCAAGAATCTAATAGTGAAGTATACAAATTTCTAGGTTCCGAGAAGTATACTTCTGTATTGAATAGCATCTATGCTGGTCTAGGTGTCCCACCAACTCTTACTGGTATGGCTAATAATGGCGGTGGTTTTACAAACAACTTTATCTCTTTGAAGACATTGTTGGAAAGACTACAGTACGGCAGAGATAGACTCGTAAGCTTTTGGGAAAAAGAAATCGAGATAGTGCGTCAAGCTATGGGCTTCAGATACAAAGCTCATATTCAATTTGACCAAATGACACTATCCGACGAGGCTGCTGAGAAAAATCTTTTAATCCAGCTTGCTGACAGAGACATAATTAGTCACGAGACATTGCTTGAAAGATTTAAGGAAATACCTCAAATAGAAAACATTAGACTTAAAAGAGAACTTGCTAAACGAGAAACTGTTGGCCCAGATAAAGCTGGCCCTTTTCATCCTCCTCCACCTCCAGAAGCAGTGGAAGAAGGCCCAGAAACTGATCCTGCGATTGATCCAGAGCCAAGTGAAACAGACGAGAAGGTGGACATAGACGCTGGAAGACCACTGTTTAAAAGAGATGAAGGTCCACGAAAACGCAGGGTTGACAAACCAAAAACTAAGCCCGGAGTAGCTGATGTTATCGTCTGGTCCGAATCTGCTTGGAACACTGTCTCTGAATGTATTAGTGATGCATATATTAAAACTCATAAAATTAAGAACTTGCGACAATTAACTAAAGCGAATTCCAGAGAAATTGAGCAACTTAAAATAGATGTTTTTACTAATCTGAAATATGGAGACAATGTGGATAATTCTCTAATTACAAAGATCCTAAAATCTAAGGCTCAAACGCCAAAATATATAACAAAAAAATTGAACGATACTAACATAAGTATGGATAACACTTCAATTGATGATTATAGAAGACATGCGATAGGTTTGTTTGTTGAGCATCAGATTGGATAATACATTGTAATTCTGATGTTTTTGTGTATAATGATCAGAGAGGTGTAGATGAAAATATTTAGTAAAGAAATTGAAGACGGCATAGCTGAACTTGTGCAATCAAGCGCGAGTGTGGCTTATTGTATGCCCGCTTCTTTGGCTAGCGATAAAAGTAGTTCCCCAACATCAAAAGATTTTATTGATAAAATAAAAGCTGAAAGCGCTAACCCAAAACAGATTGATCTTTATTATATTACATCCGTACTCGTTTCTACTGGATGGAATAAAAATGACGATGTATTTAATTCTGCCTCAACTTGGGCGGCTAGAGATACTCCAGAAGATAAACAATTTAATTTTATGCACGATGAAAATGATATCATCGGTCATATTACTGGCAGTTATGTGGTTGACAAAAATGGAGACCCCATAGCGGACGATACTCAGCCTGATGATTTTGATATTATCACTGAGGCTGTGTTATACAATAGCTGGACAGATCCAGACAATAGACAGCGCATGAATCAAATTATTGCTGAAATTGAAGAAGGCAAATGGTTTGTTTCTATGGAATGTTTGTTTGCTGGTTTTGACTATGCTTTGTTAGACGATGAAGGAAATGCAAAGCTTCTTTCTCGCAATGAAAGTTCTGCATTCCTGACTAAGCACTTGAGAGCCTATGGTGGTAATGGAGAGTATGAAGGCTATAAAATCGGTAGATCATTAAGAGATATTTCTTTTTCTGGTAAAGGTCTTGTATCTAAGCCAGCAAACCCCAGAAGTGTTATTCTTGATGCTAGCAAGGCTTTCTCTCTGAATACTAATTCAACAATTTTAACTACTTTTCCTAAAGGAGAAAAAGATATGTCTGATACTAACCTTTTAGAGAAGCAGCTTGCCGACATTAAAAGCGAGCTAGCATCTGCTAAAGAAGATAACGAAGCTCTTCGTGTTCAACTTAGCGAAGCTTCAATCAAAGAGCATGGCGAAACTATTGCCAAGCTTGAAGAAACAGTTGCTGAAAAAGAAGAAGCTATCAAGGCTTTGGAAGTTTCTTGCGCTGAAAAAGAAGCTGCTTATACTGAGCTTCAAGAATCTGTAGAAGCTAAAGATAAAGACTTCAAAGAGAAGATGGAAGAACTCAAGAAGATGAAGAAGGAAAAGAAGGCCGAAGCTCGCAAGGCTGCACTTCTTGATCTTGGATTTGATGCTGACGAAGCTGAAGAATCTGTTGCTTCTTACGAAGACTTTGACGATGCCACCTTTGAAGCAATCATCGCCGGAATGACGAAGATTGACGAAAAGAAGAAGGCTGGATACAAAGCTAAAATGGAAGAAAAAAAGGATGACAAAAAAGAAGAAGAAGTCAAAGCTGAAGAAGTAGAAGCTGAAGTAGAAGCTGAAGAAGCTGAAGCAGAAGTTGCTGCTGAAGAAGCACTGGAAGACACAGAGACTTCAGAAGCTGCACTCGTAGACGCTTCTAACGAAGAAGACGAACTATCAGCCACAAGAGCGAGTGTCGCAGAGTGGCTTGAAAATAACGTACTCAATAAGTGAATTAAAGGAGAATAAACTATGGCTCTAAAATCCGATAGATATGAAATTCAAACTGATATCAGTTTTTTCTGCAACACTGCGCTTGATCGTGGTGGAGTAGTAGTCTATCAAGACGGTACTGGTTCTGGCGCTGCTATGGATCAGGGAGTTGCACTTGTCGCTCAGGAAGCTGGCGATGCGGGCAGCGTACCTCTTGGTGTCCTTCTCAACGACGTTGTTGATAAGGATCTTACAAGAACCCATCTTAATCAGTACAAAGACGAAGTACAAAAGGGTGGTAAAGTTACCGTATTGCGTAAGGGTTATGTAGTAACAAATGCTATTGATTCTAACGTTACTCCAAGTGTTGGAGATGTAGCTTACTTATCAGAACTAGAAGCTGGTAAGATTTCTAATGTTAGCGGTAACAGCTACACCAATTTGGTTGTAGGCCGATTTCTATCAGCTAAGGATGCTGACGGCTACGCTAAAGTCGAAGTAAACCTTCCCTGATAAATAATACAACTAAGGAGTAAATAATATGCCTACAAATGAAAGACCTAGTGAAGAGTTTATCAATCTCCTGCGTAAGTCAGGTGATAGTGATATCAATGTCGCTCAGGCAGCACAGCGTGAATTCGCAAAAGCTCTTGAGCTTCCACTCCGCAAGGGTGTCCTTGTCGGAAACATTCTTGGTAATATCTTTGAGACTATTAATGTAGAAGCTGGCTCAACAACTGAGTTCCCGCTTGATCTCATTAGTCCCGGTCTTGAAGGTGAACATGTCGCTTATACAAACCCCGGTCATGGTAGAATACCAGAGCGTTCGGTTGAAAGCGATTACGTCATGATTCCAACGTATAGCGTTGCATCTTCGGTTGATTATCTCATCCGATATGCCCGTGAAGCACGTTGGGACATTGTTGGTCGCGCCATGCAGGTCATGGAAGCTGGCTTCGTAAAGAAGATGAATGATGACGGATGGCACACGCTGCTTGCAGCTGGTGTTGACCGGAACATCCTCGTGTATGATGGCGATGCAACTGCTGGACTTTTCAGCAAGAGACTCGTTTCTCTTATGCAAACTGTTATGCGCCGTAATTCCGGTGGTAACAGCGCTTCGGTTGGTCGTGGACGCTTGACGGACATCTATGTCTCTCCAGAGGCTCTTGAAGATGTTCGCAACTGGGGTCTTGACCAAGTTGACGAAGTAACTCGTCGTGAGATTTACGCAGCACCAGAAGGTGGCGCACCAATTACGCGCATCTTTGGCGTAAACATGCACGATCTTGATGAGCTGGGCGAAGGCCAAGAGTATCAGACATTCTTTACTTCAAGTCTTAGCGGAAACCTTCAGGGTTCTGACGTTGAGCTTGTCGTTGGCCTCGATCAGTCCACAAGCGATAGCTTTGTAATGCCAGTGAAGCAGCAACTTCAAGTATTTGAAGATCCTGCACTTCACCGTCAGCAAAGAGCTGGCTATTATGGCTTCGCAGAGCTTGGCTTTGGCGTTCTAGATAACCGCAGAATTATCCTTGGATCATTCTAAGCTATTATCATAGAATTCTACCAATTAAAGCCACCTTCAGAGCTTTGAGGGTGGCTTTTTTGTGTATAATAACATAGATTGTGCTATCTTTGGAATTTCTTAGGAGAAAAAATATGTCTGCAATATCTGACTATCTTGAAGGCAAATTGTTGAATTTTTTGTTTAGAAACGATGTAACCTTTGTCAAACCATCTAATATTTCCGTCGCTTTGCTTAACACAGTGCCGGGAGATAACGCTACTGGCGCTACAATGGACGAAGTGGTTGCAAATCTTACCAATGACGCTGGAGCGCAAGTTCCCACTCAATACGCTAGAATAAGCTTGGGCAATCCATCTTCCGATGGAAACACTTGGTGGAAAGAAGTTGGTGAAGATAATAATTCAGCATTTTATGTTTATACGGCAGAAGCCGATAATGCTGGATATTATTATCCTTTATATTTATCTTTGCCAAAAGCTTCTACAGAAGGTGGAGGAGCTACTAAGACTCTTAACTTTGTAGAGTTCCCCGGAGTGGATTTTTACATGCCAGACAATGGTACTGGAACAGAAAAAGCCGAAAACAATCCAGACCCTCAAGAAATCGTTTATAGATTATATGATGGTAATGGTTTCATTCAAAACAAGAAAACAATAACCTTTGAGCGTGTTGGTCAAGGTGGATGGGGAACAATTAAAGCAGTCGCTCTAATGGATAGCTCGACTTATGGAGAAGGAAACATTTTGATGTATTCTGCTCTAGAAGTTGCGAAACAAGTAGACGAAGGCGATGTTGTCCAATTTATTCCATCTTCACTAGAAATAAGCTTAAAGTAAAATGAAACTTTCAAAAGACACACTTGTCAAAAATATTACTAGAGATATTGTAGACAATTCTGTGGGAGCTGTATCTCCACAGGATATAAGAAAAAATATATTAGACTTAATAGATTCAGTAAGCCTGTTAACAAAACAGAGCGATATAGAAGCTCTTAATATATCTACAGAAGGCACAAGAACTACTAGGCTTGGAGTAGAAACTCTATTTAAAAGGACAGCAAGAGGATATCAAAGCATAGACAATGTTGCGATTGGTCATGCTGCTTCTAAATCTCACATACATGCTGAAAGAAATACAGCTGTTGGGTCTTTTGCTCTTACATGCAACATGTATGGACAAGACAATGTTGGAGTTGGATTTCACGCTCTTGGTAGCACAATAAATGGTTTTGGTAACATTGGTCTTGGTTCTTATTCTTTAAACGCAAATAAAGAAGGTAATTTTAATATCGCCATAGGTCATGGTGCTGGATATTACGTAGAGAGAGATAAAGACTATCAGTTTTTTGTTGCTGCTCACCCAATTGACGACGACTATATTTGTGCAAACAAGGATGGTACTGGTCTCGTACCTTTGATGCTTGGAGACATGTCTTCTGCAAGTATCCGACTCGGTGTTGGTACTAGAAATTTACACGAAGGAGCTACTCTTCAAGTTGGAGGAAATATTCATCCTTCTATGAATGGCAGCTGTGAAATCGGAAGTCCTACTTATAGATTTACAAGCTTATATATAACTAAAGACATAGACTATCCAAACAGCGACAAAATAGCATATACTTCAAACGGTTTTACTATTACAAATAATTTGTCAGTAAAAGGAAAGATAGATAGCACCAACGATTTAAATGTAAAAGGAAACATTACAGCTACAGGCAAGCTTAATTTAGGATCTTCTTTTTCAGCTACTTCTGGTAAGCTTAGTAAAGAACTATCAGTTGGTGGTGATATTACGCCAGACACTAATCTTCATTTTTCTCTAGGTGATATCAGAAACCAATGGAAAAGCGCTCACATATACAATTTGTTTTGTAATGGAATAGCTCAATTCAACAAACTGTTTTTTGTTCACCAAACACACTTCAGAAACAAAACATTATTCTTAGGGTATGAAAATTCTCTACAGACATTAGACGGCGGTGGGGCTGATTCTGTTTACACTCATTATGACCCACAAGAACAACAGACTTATCCCAGCGGTCACTTATTAGACGAGGAATTAGATGGAGCTGGCATTAAGCTAGCATCTAGCGGAGTAGAGTATTATAGAGAATATGAATTTTCTTTTAAACCTATTGATTCAAATTTATCAAACCTTTCTTCTGACAATGCTTTTTCTAGGTCTTCTTGGTCTAGTAATATTAGTATATCTACAGCGAAAGGCACTCACGTAGAAACAGACAGAGTGATAAGCTCTGGAGATGTAGGTATATATACTTATGACAATGACTTTGGCTTATCATTAGAAAGCGGAGTCTTTAATTTTGGTCAGGAAAAAGTTATAGACTCACAACCAGTTGGTATGGGTGATTTTAATATAGTCGCCAACTCTGGCAAGTCTGATGGAGACGAGCATGTTGTTTCAGTCTTAGCCACTGCCAGTGGAGTGAATCTGTATCAAGACTTTTTAGATAGAACCAACCATAAAGAATTAGATGGATCAGAATATAAGAAGACAGGATTTAGGATTGGTTATATTAGTAGTTCAACTTTAACTCCTCCTAATTTCTTTAACGAATACAGCAAAGAAGACACAAGAAGATTTGTAATATCATCTTACAACAACTCATCTGAAAATCAAAACTGCTTAACAGTAATGCAAAGTCCAAGTAAATTTGGATGTGTTGGTATTAGTAATTTTGAAAATTCTGAGTCAATGCTTCCTGATACAATGTTGAACGTAAGAAGCAAGAACGATGCTGTTGCTAGATTTACGTCAGAAAACACAGGAACAGATTCTATTGCTGCCATACAACTATTAGGCAAAGAAAATTGTTTGAAGGATGGAGTGTCTATAGAATATAATAGATACAAACAGAGCATGGAAATGAATGCTTATGATGACTCAAACAAAAAACCTGTATTTGCTATACATGCAGCTAGCGGCACTTGCGGAATACTAAACCCAACGTGTGAAAGCCATGCTTATCTATCAATTGGTAGCGAAAATTACACAGAAGCTAACATATCGCTGTACGAATCCACAGGAGTTCCAGTTCAAGCTTTAGGTTATGGTCAAATATTTGTTAGAGAAAGCGTAGTAGAATCTCCATCTATGTTGTTAGGCTTTATGGATGGTTCTGGTAATATATTTAATATAGACATGACTCAATCAAGCGCTGATGGATCAATCTTAGACAAGCCTTTATCTTTAGATTCTTTTGGTAATACATTCGGGGGATTAAGATCTCCAATAAATAGAAATAGTATTAATGCAACAGTCGTGGGGAATACGAGCTTAGGATATGAGGCATTAGCTTATGCCGCAACTGGTCGTCTTCACAACACTGTGATTGGTTACAAATCTGGAAATACTGATCAAATTGGATCTGATAATGTTGTTGTTGGATCTCAAAATACAGCAGATGGCGATAAAAATATTCTTATAGGAAAAGATCTTTCAGGAGCTGGGAATCAGTTCAAGCTAGGTTATGGAGACTCACCTTTAATATATGGTGATTTCAGTAATAATCTTACATACGTAAATGGCATGTTGTATGTAAAAGATCCTGATTCTACAATTGTTTCTAACAAATGTTCTATTCTTGGTTATGACAGATTCACGTTTGGCGTTGATGGCCTAAATGTTGGAACGTCTTCAAGAAATATGATGAGATTTATTTCAGGATTACAACTAAGCAACATTGAGTCTTACAGCGCTATAGGCGCAAGAGATTACGTATATATTAATGCAGATCTTAAATTGCGAGGTAGTTTGTTATTAGCTGATGGTTCTGCCATACATGATGGAACTTTCTTAAATGACATATCTGACTTGCAAACAAATATCACTGATGTAAATAACAAAATTACTCAGAATAATCAATCGGTCGATAATGTTAATACTGCTTTAAATAATTTAGTAATAGAAGGATTTGTTATAACAGACATTAGCCCTAGCGATATTCCTAATTCTTATCAGTCACAACCACTAGCTTTTTACATTAGAAGACAAACTATAAACAGAAGTACTCATTCTGACGGAAGGTTTGAGAACGCTCCAAGTAGTGGAAGTGGGACGGGTGTACAATTAATCCATTTGAGAGACCCTTATTTAAGTGTAAGAAAAGGAGATTACGTTATAGCGATGTATGTTAATGGCGAATACAGACCTATATCTATAACTGGCGCTCCTTAAGGAATAGGTAAGGTAGGAAAATGGCTGAACAAAACTGTCCAAGTCCAGAAGATAGGGATTGCTTTAGGCAAGACCAGCGAAGCAGAAGAGTAAGAGCAGCTCCACAGGATAGCCCTTACATCGCATTTTCTAATGACGCTACAACTACAACGACAACCACCACAATAGCTCCTGCTCCACCAGAGCTTATTCAGCTTATACAAATTCCTGACTCTGGAGTTAATGTCTATTGTCCTTCTCTAAAGGACTACAGACCTCCAATGTACTTTGATGCCATCGGTGGAGATCAGGTTTATGATATACCAAACGATGGAAGCGACAGAGAGCTTAAGGTACACACTTTTTCAAATGATGGTTTTTTCTCCATACAGCCATACCAACAAGTTCAGGACATATTTGATTATGCAGAAGTTGAAATAATCTTAATTGGTGGAGGTGGAGGCGGTGGCACATTTGATGGCTCTGGAGGTGGCGGGGCTGGAGAATTTAAAAGAACTAGATACAAGTTTCCTACTGGTAATTATGAGATAAAGATTGGAGAAGGAGGAGACTCTGGCTTTAATGGTCAAGACACAGAGATAGCCACTTATTCTATTAAGGCTATTGGTGGTGGTGCTGGTGGAGATTCTTTTGAAACCAACAGCGCAAAAGACGGAGCAAGCGGTGGCGGCGCTGGCGGTAGAAGTAATTCAACTGGAGCTAAAGGTATTTTAGGTAATGAGGGAGGAGCATCTATCGGTAACGTTGGTGGAGGTGGAGGTGGCGGCGCTGGTGGTGCTGGTCAAAGCGTACCTGTTACCATTAATAATGTAGCCTTAAACGCAGGTAATGGTGGTAGTGGAATATCAATATCACTAGATGGAAAAACATATAATGACTATGCAGGAGGAGGAGCTGGAGACGCTTTTAACAATTTAGTGTTAGGAAGAAGCTTGGGAGGTGGCGGTAGCACAGTCTTTAAAGATGGTTTAGTTGGTACTGGAAGTGGAGGCGCTGGTAACGGCGGCAAAGGAGGCAAAGGCTTTTGCATTCTCTACTACGTTCCAATAACAACGCCACCCCCAACTACTACTACAACAAAAGCTCCAGAAGCTCCAGTTATTCATTCTCTTTCTTGCAATCCTACTTACAGAGAAATAGACATATCAATTGACTATACCTCACTAGACGTTCCAGCTGAAAGTTACACAGTGACAGCGTACAAAGGAAGTGAAGTTTGGAGCGAAGAAACAGTTCCTTTGGATCAAGGTGTAGGAAGTTTCAATATCTATGACGATATAAGAAATCTTCAAGATGAGCAAGAATATTTAATCAACGTAATAGTTACTAATAGCGCTGGGGTAAGCAATTTAGTATTTTGTAGATCCACCACTGTGACAACAACTCCAACTACAACCACTACGCTTCCTCCAGACTTTGTGTCATTTATACTAGAATTTGATGGAGAAATAACTAACGGGTATGTTGGAAGTGACTCTGTGACAGTTAATGGACAAGAAGGTTCTCAGAGAACTGCTGAGATTGACATTATAGCTAGCTCTGGTGTTTTCTATGATCCCCCACAGCTTACGTTTTTTGGGGATGGGCAAAACCTTATAAACATAGATGGAATATCTATGAACCCATCAGAAGACAGAAAAAAAATAGATATAAGCATTCCTGTAACAATGCCTTTTCAACCAGAGGTCAGAGCGTTAATCTACTTTGAAGCAGGCGCTGTAGAACCTACTACCACTTCTACTACAACAACTACAACTACGTTAGCTCCTTTCTGTCAGTCTATGTATCACACTGCTGAGTTTTTCAAAGACGAGGAAGACAAGTGGCAGCACCCAGTGAAAGATCAAAGATTATTATATCCTTTACAAATAATGATATCAAACACCGCATTCCCATATCAGGTAACTGGATCTACTTCACCTTCTTCAATAGTGGTAGGATCTCCTTGGTACAATGGTAAATATTTTGAGCTACAAAGAAATTTATCTGATGGTACAGATTATATTAATAGCTTACCTATTAATCATAATGAATATTTATTATTATCTAACAACCCTGATGGAAGTCAAAACCTATTTCCAATAGAACAATACCATTTGTTTTACCCAGACGTAAGCGCTAATAGTATATCTAAAACGTATAGCAGGATTCTAATGCGAGATGACAGCTACAGATTAGATATGATTATAACTCTAGACTATGTTTGTTCTGTTACTGACCCATCTGAATACGGCAAAGGATCTGAAAGTGTATCTGGATTCACATACATAGTTATAAAAGAAAGCTCTACTGTAGACGATGAAAAAGTTTTAGTCAATGAATTTTTAGAATTTCCCACATTTAGAACTACTGGTACATTTAATTCTGTTCTTAGGGGTGACACATGGAGTTACCTAATTGACTATGGAACTCTAGATAGAATAGTGGGACAATAAAATGGCAAATACAATTGGAATGGCTGGAATACAATATGGCAATGGAAGGGTAGCTGCTATAACAAAAGCAGTTAATAAGGAAGATCTACATGCATCTAACAAAGATTACTTCATAAGATTTTTCTTAAATTCTTGTTGGTGGGCTATACGAAACTTTACAGGAACAAGAAAAGTTGCTATATTTAAAAACGACAACGAAGAATTTGATGATTTGATAAAAGATTTATTTTCTAATATTTCTACGATAAATGTAGAGATGATTGATCCTTGGTTTGACAATGAAGAAACTACAGTCCCATCGGCAGACTTATATATATTAATACCTTCTTACAGCGCTTTCGATGGAGTTAAAATGTCTGATCAAAAACAGACTAGCTTGCTCAACCAAATAGATGGCGGTGGAGCTGGATTGCTTTTGGGAGAGTGGTTTCACTTGTTGCAATCTATTCCTTCTAAAAGATCATTTTCATTTACAGGCAGTGATACAGATGGATTAATAGCTGCTTCTCCTTTTTTCATCAGTCAAGACTATCTTGTTTTTACTGACATAGAACAAATGGTTTACAATAGAGAATTGGTAGACGATAGCATGTCGTTTGGCATCTCGCCATCTTTTTACCTTAGAAATACTATTATTGATACGCCTTTTTCTGGACATGTAACTCAGATAGCATCTATCAAAGAAAAAGCTGTAATATATTGGTCTACTGATGTAAGCTCTGCTGAAGTCACAACGTCAACTACCACCACCACTACTCCAGCTCCTATTCAATACGAAGAAATTAGGCTTAAAGTTTTTGATGTAGAGTTAGTAGAAAGCTGCGGACCACTTAAGTTAGATCTAGACGGACCCGATAAAGATTTCTTTATACTAGAAAATAATGAGATTTTTCTCACTAGATACTTAACTGAGCCTCAAGATCTTTCTGTTAATGTGATTGCTTCTGATTATTTTGATGGAAGAGGCAAACCTAATGTCATACAAACATTAGAACTTAGAGCTGTGGATTGTGAGTCTCCTATATCAAAACCCATAGATGGTACTAATCCAGCTTATTCCTTCAGGACGCAGGGTAGTACCATGACCTCAATATGGGGAGACTATATAAAAACAGGCGTTATATCTCCTTTTGGAGAGTGGTATTTTTCTGGCAAGGGAAACACTGACAATCCCGTTGTAACTTGGCTTGGAGGAAAACATGCTGACCTAAATACAATTTGGATGCAAGTCAATAGAGGTGGGACTATTACTGCTACATTAACCGCTAGCAATGAGTACAGGTATAGTAATCCCTCTCACTTAGCAGACTCTTCTAAACTATTTGTAGTTGTCAACGATTCAGGAAATAACATTACTCCATATCAACATGAAGAAGATATTTTCAATAACTTTACAGACAACGACGAAGTAACTCTTGCTCATAACCTTACATTCGACGGTATCAATGCAATACGTGGAACTGATTCCGCAACCTTTTCTTTTAATGTCCCCAACCCAGAAGCTGTTGATCCAACTACTGGTGATCAAATTTATGGAGATATCTTTTTGGTACTAGCTTACAAGAAAGATGTTTTTCGTAGTGAAAATGATGATAAGATTTATGCGAATATATACTTTGGAACTCCTACTACAACTAGAGCGCCTGACAATGAGTATGTGGTGTTCTTAGTAAATAATCTTCCAAACACTGATTTGTTTAGAGGAGGAGCAGAGACAAATGCATTCAAGTTTACAGGATCTGTAGACGATGGAAATTTTATAGAAACCATAAGAATAGACGTTGTAGGAGAACACAGAATATTTGATGGAGACTTAGTTGTTACTGACACAGCTGAAGAAATAACCACAGATATCAGATCAATTAGTAGTCAATCTAAGTATATTGATATAAGCCTAACTGAAATGCCAGTTGGTGGCGGTTCTGCTACAGTTTATATAAATGGAGCTACTGTCACTACTCCTGCGCCTCCTCCACCCGAACCTCCAGCGCCGAGATATAACGTAACTGTAGAAATAAATGACATGCTGGATAATGTATATATGCATCCTGATCCAGCAGAGATAACTAGCTATAGACAGACTAGTAGTGGAGAAGAGAATGATATAATATATTTTTACTTTCGATGGCACTGTGAAGAAGGTTATGAATTCAGACCAGACACAGCTGCTACTGGAAGCAACCCCGGAAGTGCCAATTACACATATAAAGATAGACCCACTATTACTGCTATAGTTTATCAGTCTACAAGTAGTCCAGCTATGGTTAAGCTTCCAGCACCAACTCCAGATGATAACGAGATTCCTCCTCATGACGAAATTTATGTAACTAGAAACTTTAGAAATCATAACAGTAACAATTGGGGTCAAGACAACAACTTGCTTGGAAGCATAGTCGTTCCGGTCAGAGTCCCTTGGGGTGGAGGCAGGGTTACTTTAAGAATGGCGGGAGAAGGACCAGACGCTACTACAACTCAACCACCACCTCCTCCAGCTCCAGAGCCATGTGATAATTCAATATATGTGATTTGCCAGCAAGTTCTGTCTTGCGTAGAAGATGGTGATGGTTGCTCGCCAGAACCTTCGCCTGATAGTTACCAGCAATTTGTTCTTAGTACTTGTTGTGAAATTTCAGAATCCGTTAAGCTTGATTTAGTGCGTGATAAAAACTCAGCAGCTACCAATGCCACTCTAGAAGACATGTACTCTGGACAGTGCAATCCCACTAATTTTACTTTAATAGGCAGTTGCTTGCCTAAAGACCAAAACGGAAATTGTCAGGAAACAATTCATAATCAGATTATAGACGTAATAAGTTGCGGCTCTAGTGAAAACCCATTACCGTAGGTGATATATGGCTACTTATAACATAACAGTATTATCCTCTAGCAGTTCTGGAAACGGTTATCGTTTTAGCGGAACTGATGAAAATGGTAGTATAAGTTCATCTACCAGTAATCCCACTATAAATATTAGTGCTGGAGACACTGTAAACTTTACTTTTAGTAATGGTAGTAATCATCCTTTTAGGATTGCTGGAACTACTATCACTGGAAATTCTGCAAATGGTGGATATTATGGAAATAACTCGACCTATGCTAGCTATACATTTTCTTCTGCGATGACGTATCCATATGAATGTACTGTTCATGGAAATAGTATGGCGGGATCAGTGATAGCTTCTGCCGCTTCTACTACTAGCACAACCACTACCACGACTGCCACGCCAACCAATACTACAACCACCACTACAACCACCACCACTACGACTGCCACGCCAACCGATACTACAACCACGGTTGCACCAACAAATACAACTACTACGCAGGCTCCTGCACCAACTAATACAAGCACTGGCTGGAAACTTATACCTAGAAGGTTAGAATCATTCAGTCCTCCTTCTACTCTGTTTTCAGTGCAGAGCGAAGAGGCAACAGATTTAACTGTTGAAACAATGGACATAGAAGCGCAAAAAGTCTCGCCAAATATTGCTGAAACCCATCCTTGGATTGAAGTAAATCCAAATGATCCTAGTGGTATTCAGCTAAGATTTAATTATACAGATCTAAAGTATATAGACTTTGTACCAGAAGATAGTCTTCCAGACAGTGTGGTTCCGTCAACATTTTCTGCTGATTTACGACCTGTCAGAAGAGCTGTCGTCACTAGAGGAGAAGGAAACACATGGGCGGTAAACGGAGGTAGATATTTTGACATTACTTGGGGCGTGGGTATTACGACTCAGGTTACTAGACTAAAATCTGTCGATACAGATGGTGATGGGATGGACGAACTAGTAAACATACCAACTACGATGAGCTACGGCGTTCAGTTAGCCAAGCATTGCACTCACCCATGCCATATATGCAATACTGAGGATAAACTTACTCACGATTTTCCTCCTGACATACCACCTGAACCAGAATTTATTGGTGGAGAGCAGAATGCAACTCATCCTAAAGTTTCAATGACTTATACTCCATATCGCAATAATGCCACAGCAGGTGTAGCAAGTATCCTTTCTGTTTCAGCTGGAAGTAATTTTGAGGTTAGTGCGAGCGTCGGACTTCAGGGAGATAGAACCGTTCTTAACTGGCGTGTCCCATCAACTACAAAGTTTATTGCAACACCCAGACAGTACGGATGGACTTGGACTACTCCTGATTCTCCACTTTGGGAAGAATTAATTTCTGACAAATTCACACAAGATAGAGAATACAATCTTTATGGTTATTCGATTGAGGTTAAAGATCCAAGAAATGGAAAGTGGATGCAATTGTGGGAGCTAACAGATGACATACCGCTTCTTCAACACGATTGCCCAGAAGAACCTTGGTTTCTAAATGATAGTGTCAATAACCAATCAGCGATTGGGTTAGATCAAACCATCATTCGCGGACATGATAAGATTGAGTACCGCGCTGGTAGTGATATGATTATTCAATTCACAGATGATAGGTTACGCACACCAGATTGGTACTACTATCTCCCTAAGTCACACCCTTTAAAACATTTCCTTGAAGACCCTTGGGCTGCACCACCCGAATACGTATCACAAATAGAAAGAACTCCAGATTATCAATTTAGAATAAGAGCTATTTATAGATGCTATCGAGAAATTGATGTCGCATTAGGCGAAGTACAGCCAGATGGAACTCGTCCTAGAACCTACAGAACTGAGGAGTTCATATTGTATACTAAACCTTCTAACGTGTCTACAAGCTACGGCACAAAAACCTCGTTTGATAAAATGGGCTATATATATAGAGAAAAAAGTAGGAATTTTATTAAATCAGATGAAATTTTCAACGATGAACCAACACAACCAACGATTAATATGCCAGAAGGCTAATAAGGTAATTTACAATGGTAGAAGATAATAACGAACAAATTTTTGGAGACACTCCCACCGTCGAATCTGATGGTGTGTTTAAAAGTGCGCCTATTAACGATAGCGAACTTGAGTCAGGCCAAACGTATCAAGCAAGAGCCAAACTAACTCTTTCTGACGGAACTGAAGTTTTTACGGATGCAACGACTTTTAAAACCCCCGGAGTATCTTTAACAGGAGAGTCATGTTTAACTGAAAATGTTGATGTTACAATTCAACAGGTTAATAATGCTAATGTATACTTCTTTAATGGAGCTTCTAGCTTATTAGCTTCATTCAAAATGAATACAGGAACTTACGTTTTTAACAATGTTCCGATAGAACACCCTATTACATTTTATTCTACTGATCAGAATCTTACTGTAAGCGGAGATAATATACACGGAACAAAAAGTGGGGCTGATGGCGTTGTCCGTCCTTATTACTACGGGACTGTTATTGTTTCTGTGTTTGGAGATTTCCAGACCATATCATATGATTGTTATCATCATGGATATATGGGGGGTCAAGATAATTTATCCTTTGATCCAACATGCCCTCTACCTCAATTAATTACTACAACTACTTTAGCGCCCGTCGTTGACGACACAGATGAAACTACAACTACAACCTTAAGTCCACTATCTATTAATGTAGATGTTAATGAACGTAATATGTCTTATGCATATATTTATGTAAACAGATCTCATGTAGAATCAAATAGTCTTTTTTCTAAAATTAGGGTTTACTGGTCATTAAAAGATAGAGAGAATTCTACACACTATGAAGAAGACAACTTCACATTCTTACCTTGGGGTCTTGGGGGTGGGGGTGGTTTGATAAATACTATCATTGGCGGCATATTGACTTTCACGAGAAACAATTCTCGTTCTAGCATTTCTCTTAATGAAGAAAATTTTGACCCCGGAACAACATATGAGCTTCACGCAAGGGCATATTATAAAGACAGTCCAGATGAATACATAGAGTCTGATATATTTGAGCTAACTACTCCCGGCACTCCTACCACAACTAGTACAACTACTACAACAGACAGTCCTGAAAACGTTTTAATATCTATTGATGATTTAGATAATTGCCCATGCGGTATTACAACTGTTCCAGCTGGAAGTTTCCATGACGACGAAGGATTAAAAATAATGATCTCAGACGATAATACTGAGCATCATGTAGATTTGCTTCACGATTCTGAAATATTAATCAGAAGAGAGGAAGAATTAGTAACAGTGTCTAACTTTATTACTGAGCATGTAACTCCCAAGAATATTGTTTTGTATATTAACTCAGCTACATTCATGAGATGGGAAATAGAAAATGAGATCTCTGTAACTGTTAGATCTAGAGATAAGGGCGTTGTGCTTGCTAAAAAATCTTTTGGATACTCTGGTTCTAAATATAGAGTCAGGGGTAGCAGCTTAATTGACAAACCCTCTGTAGAGATGATTAGTCTTAGTGACATAGATTTATTTAACGACGCTCTGGTTGTGCAAATATCCAGCGTTTGCGACTACAAGAAAACGCCATGTTGCGATTCTATGCCAGCAACTATTAGGACTTCTGGTTCTGGAAACATATGTCTTCCACTAGACGACTACTATAGCAATATAGAATTTATAACTACTACTTCCCCTCCAGTGGAAACTGTTGTATTTAACAGCGGATTATCTGCTACTGTGGATACTAATACTAATCTTATAACTTTTTGTGCTATAGCAGAAAGTTCTTTTGGTAGTGATATAAACTATTTCCTTGAAATGGTAGACGGAAATTGCTACAAGAGGCTTACCGACACTGAAGAAACTAAATCTAAAGAAAAGTTTTGCATTACCAATAATACATTAGGTATTAATGACTATAGAATATCTGTCTATTCACCAAATAGAGTTACAAGTTCTGTCATAACAGTAGACAATCCAGCTCCAGATATTAAGGGAGAATCGGAAAGAGTCTATACAACTGCTCCACCTATACCAGCTCCGTCCCTTCAGAGTATCTCTTTTGATCCTAATCCTAGTGACAATTTGTCCTACAGGTGGAATCTTTTGAATGATCCGACTGAAATTAGCACAGTCGCCATGTTCTATGGACCAAAGGGCAATGCTAGATCTAATTCGTTTATTTTGTATAGTGGGGTAGACGGTCAGGCAGATTACAATTTTACACAGCTAACTTCTGGTCATCAATTTAATACAAGCAACGTCAATGCCTGCGCTGAGTATGAAGGCTTTGTTTCTGTTAAGTCTAATGATGATATAAATCATAACATTGATAAATATTTTAATTCTAATATTGTTTCCTTTGTTACCGCTCAAATTCCAACCTCTGTAAGATCTTTGGTTGTCAGTCAGAATTCTACAACTGTCAACGTTAGCTGGCAAGCTCCTGATTATGATGGTGGATGTCCAGATCTCTTCTATATAATTGACTACAAAGAAAAAGGAGGGGCTATTGATTGGACAGCCCATAAGTACATTACGGATGAGTTTACCAGCACTAATACTTCAATAACAGGTTTAGATGCAACTAAAGAATATTTTGTCAGAGTAGCCGCTCACACTTTGGCTGGAACTAGCCCTTTTGTTTCTAATGCGCCGGGAACTCAACAGTTGTTGCATATGGAAAATAATTTTGTTTCCTTATATGTCGATCAACATAATAACTCATTAGTACAATCTATAGATAGCTCTGCTTACGGACGACACGCAACGCTATTCTATGCGTGTAATGTTCCTAGCGATCCAGATTTTTGCGTTAGAGGTTCTGGGATATTTAACAGCAATGCCTTTGACACAACTTTAGAAGACTACAGCGCAAGATATGATTACAACGTGTGGACAGATAGGCCGTGTCCTCTGGTAAACATGGAAGATTACTATGACGGAACTTACAATCAAGATGATGTAAAAGTATTATCTTGGAGCGGAGATATTTTTGGTCAGAGTATAACACCGTCTGAAAACGCAAGGCTTAATTACCCAATGGATCTTACAAGTGAAGGTAAGGTAAAATCAACTATTGAGTTTTGGTTTTACTTAGAAGGCGTAATGTCCAATCAGGATGGTTGGGGCAATTTACTACATCTTAGCGGTTTACACACTCTATCTCCCGTTTCGTCCCACTCTGCTGCCAACGCGACAACGGGCAATGAAGGCTGGGATGTTACTGTATATGTTGACCCAACAGCTAATGGTATGCAGCTTTATTGCGATATTTATGAGCAGTTCAGTACGAGCCAGAATGATTACTTTACCATGTCCAATCAGAGCTGGGCGAATCCCTCAAACAACCACTGCGGTCTTATAACACAGGACGGGTGGCATCACATAGCAATTGTTTTAGATTCTGATAAACAAAACGCAACGGATGAAGCTATGATTTCTGTATATTTGGATGGACAATTTGAAAAAGGCTTTGGATGGCAGATGTATGATGACATTGCTGAAGAGGCGATCTCTGCGTACTACCCTCCATCGGTGTGGGGGCTGAATGTTTGGATGATGAACGAAGAGATATATTATTATACCGTTTACAGCCTTTGCATGAAAGTAGATGAATTTAGGATTACTAATGGATTAGTTTACAGTGACGATGCTAATTGGCCTCAGTCATTTACTCTTCCAACTGGACCGTTCCCCGACGAATAGGAGGATATATAATTATGAATAAATATAAAGCTCATAAAAGATTTTTAATGGATAGATGCCTCCAGCGCGGGTATTCTATAGAAGAGGTTATGCCTTGTGTAGTAGAAAAACTGGGAGATGACATTTGGGTAATAGATGTTGACCATCATTCTTATCCAAAGCTTCCTAGAGATAACTTTGCTTCTCCTGAATATAAAAATACAAAAGTAAATTCGCCAGACATTGGAGAAGGCGTAGGAACTGAGCTTAAGAAACTATTATCTTGGATGAATATACAAGCGACACCAAACTGTACATGTAATAAAAAAGCAAAATTTATGAATGATAAAGGAATAGAGTGGTGCAAAGAAAATGTAGATTCTATATGCATTTGGCTACAAGAAGAAGCTGTAAAAAGAAAATTACCATTTTTTAATTATGGTGCTAAAAAATTAATTAAGTTTGCTATTTCAAGAGCGGAAAGAAAACAAAAATAATATGTTTATTTTAGCAGACAGAGTTAAACAAAGCTCTGTAACAACTGGAACCGGAGATATAGTTTTTGACACTGTGTTTCCTAGCTTTCAATCGTTCTCAGACGCGATTGGAGATGGGAACTCTACGTACTATGCCATTGAAATGTATAGCAAATATGAGATTGGCATTGGTACTTATACGTCTTCTACAAACAGCCTGTCTAGAGATATTGTTCTTGAAAGTAGCAATTCTGACGCAAAGATTGATCTCGACGGAGTATCAATTGTATTCTGTACATATCCAGCAGAAAAAGCTTTCGTACTGGACGATGCGGGATTTGCTACAGGCTTTGACGCAACTTACGCTGGTATTAAGTTTCCAGACGGAACAACACAAAACAGCGCTTCCACTGGAGGCGGTAATAATGGAGGTGGAGACTCTACTCGATCTCACATCTCGGTAAATTCTAGTACAACTTTAGCTACTACAGCTGAAGTAGTATTTATATCTACCTTGAGTTCTGACATAGAAGTGACCTTACCGTTTGCCTCTGGGATGCAAGGTAAAACAATTAGTTTTAAATTTAACTCAAATCAATATAAATGCACTATACTATCACAAACTGTTGATGACTTAGATAGTTCAAGCTCGACAGCCCTACAGTATAAAAATGAGTCTATATCTTGTTTTTCAGACGGAGATGATTGGTATATTTTATAGTGTATAATATTATGTAAACCCTCACTTTTGGAGAAGTAAAATGTCATATAAACCAGCAGTCACAGGAGTACCACAGGGCATTGTATACTTTGGTAATCCAGCAGCAGATAATATGTTTGAGGCAGAAAGTAATTTTACTTATGATGCCTCTACAGATAAGTTAATCGTAGATAATATACAAGTTAGTAATGATGTAACTATTTTAGGAGACTTGGATGTCTCTGGAGTAATTAATCAAATCAACTTGGAAGAATTACTTATAGAAGATCAAAAGATTGTTCTTAATAGTAATTATAACAGTAACACAGAGCCTACAGTAGACGCTGCGATTATAGTTAATCGTGGTCCAAATACTTCGTCTCATAAAGATGTGGAGATTTTATGGAATGAAGGTAGTAACATATGGACGTTTACAAATGATGGTTCTACGTATTATAACCTGCTTGGCATACAATCAATAACTGATGGCGATGGCTTGACAAACAGTGGCACTACTATTGATCCAATTTTCGATGTTGACCCAGATAATGTTACTATTGAGATTGATGGAAACACTAAAGTAGCTGTTAAAGATGGCGGCATTGATACTGATCAGCTTGCTGATGACTCTGTAAATGGCGACAAGATTGCTGACGACAGCATCGACAGTGAGCATTATGTAGACGGTTCTATTGACACTGCTCATCTTTCTGATGGCGCTGTAACAGAAGCTAAACGCTCAAGGACTATTACAGAGGTTACTGCTGACGCTACGGTCGCTCATGATGTAACTCTTGTAACCACTTCCACTACTAACAGAACTATTACCTTACCGACAGCAACCAACGGCAAAGTGGTAGTAATTAAGAAGATTGATAGTGGGTCTGGTCAAGTTATTATTCAGGGAGCTTCGCACGATTCTACAACTGACAGGATTGATGGTTCAGCATCAACAACTCCTAGACTGTACTACGTTAATGAGTCAATCACATGTATTGCTAAGAATACTGGTACTTCTACACAACAACAGGATTGGTATATAATCTAATATGTTTTCTATAACTTTACAAACACCTGATACTGCTGTCACTGCCAATGATGTTTTGGGTCGCTTGGGGTTTGCTGCCTCAAGCGAAACAGGATCTGATGCAGTATTGGTTAGTGCGATTATTAAAGCTGTTGCTGAAGATACTTTTGATGCCAATAATAATCCTACTTCTTTAGTGTTTTGTACTGCTAATAGCGAAGATGCTGACAGCTCGGAAAGAATGAGGATAAATAACGATGGCGATGTTGGCATTGGAACTTCGTCGCCACTTTTCAAGTTAGATGTTAACGGAAGCTTTAACGCAAACTCTGTAAGAGTTAACGATGCGTTTACCTTTCCAACGTCAGATGGCTCAAACGGTCAGATATTAGTAACTGATGGTGCTGGAACTGTATCTTGGACTAGCGGTGGTGGTGGCGTTAGTGGAACTGGCACTTCAAACTATGTTGCTCGTTGGACTAGTTCTAACGTGCTTGGTACTGGAGTTATTTATGACAATGGCACTAACGTTGGTATCGGAACTGCCTCGCCATCCCAAAAGTTGGAAGTCAATGGTACTATCAAATCATCAAACTTGATATCTGGTGGTATAACATTTGGCTCTACTGATTATATCTCGGGTGGAAGCAATATTACCCTTACCAGTATTCTTAATGATATTATTTTAACAACTTACAATGCCGCAGCAGACCATATTCATTGCACAAATATGCTCGCATCTAGACCGTCTGTTAATATTAACCCAGATGCTGGCAACATTGACTTCACTGTATTCCACGACACATCTACTTCTGTTCCATTATTTCATTGCGATGCGGACCTTGAAAAAATTGGTGTTAATACAATAACTCCTGCTACGCTTTTTCACTTGAGAAAAGATTCTACATATAGTTCTGAAAATACATATGCTATAAAAATTAGTGATGGCAACGATCCAGAAACGCATGGAATGTTACTAGGAGTAGATTCTACCAATGATATTGCATCTATTCAAGCTGTTGATCCCGGCACTAGTTGGACAAGAAATTTATCATTACAGGCTATGGGAGGGGATGTTGGTATTGCAACAACCACACCATCATCTCGTCTAGAAGTTAAAGGAGCGGGAAGCACTACTGACGATGGAATCATAACTGTCAACGATCCCAGTAGTGGTGGCACAACGTCTTGGATTAGACTTTACGCAGACGATGGATACGATGACCTAACTTGGCATATATCTTACGCAGATACTTCTATGTTTAGAGACTTAGAATTTAGAAGTTCATTTAGTTCCGTTCGGGAAGTATCTATTTCTGAAAGCGGCACTTTAAATGTTGAAGCTAATGGAACTAGCACAAAACGATTTAAAGCATATGATTTTTATAGCACTTCTTATAACACAGCTGCTTTGCCAGCTTATACTTTTGCAAATGATTTAGATACTGGAATGTGGTTAGCCAGTGCTAACAATTTGTGTTGGAGTACTGCTGGTGTGGAAAGAATGAGAATAGATGGTAATGGAGATGTTGGGATTAACACAACCAATCCCACTGAAGAGCTTCACGTTGTTCATCCAGACGGCGCAAACGGTTTCAAGATTTCTGACTCAGCAGGAAATGGTTTAGTATTTGGAGAAGGAGCGTACAGTACAGGCGCAACGTATACGGGCATGTCTCATACTGCGCTCACTGCTAGTAATGAATACATGATAATAAGTGCTGGTGCTAGCACTCTTGTGTCTTCTAAGGCCACTTATCCTACTTACGTTCGATCTGGCGCTAACGCCACTACTTACCAAGCAATAGTTGGCGATAACCAGTTTGCTATTGGTTCTTATACTTACAATAAAGGCGCTAACAGGGCCAATAAGTTAATAGTTGATGCAGAAGGATTGATGGTTAACAAGAACATCTATATAGATCGTTATCTTGAAAGCAACATAGCAGTTGGGTGGTATACTGTTGCTATTAATCCCGGCAATAGAGCTTGCGGTAGATTTGGTCTAACCTGCCAAAGTAGTGGTAGGCATCAAGGAGTTATCTTTTATGCTTCTCACTATTACGGAAATAATAATGAGATAACTGTATTACATAATAATGCTTACTCTACTTCAAATCCAGTGGCTAAGATTAGAATAAAAGAAGGCGGCACTTACCAAGGATGTTTATTACAGGTCTACATCGACGACGCTACCAATAGCCCAGAAGTATTTCTTTTGGGAGATAATATCAATGATTATGGCTGGACGCTTGTTGATTGGGTTGCTGACGGTACAGACCCTGAAACTGTTGACAGTAATTGGGGTCTTACGACCTTTAGCGCATTAACTAATGTAGCTAAAGAAGTAGACCTAGATACTGTAGAGTTTGGAACTACGGGCAATTCAGAATTCCAAGGATCTATTACTTGCAACACATCTGCTGTATTCAATGAGTCTGGAGGAAACAATGACTTTAGAGTAGAAGGCGATACTGATACGAACTTACTCTTTGTAGACGCAAGTACTGACAGGGTTGGTGTTAGCACAAACACGCCAGCTCAAGTGCTTGATGTCACAACTTATGAAACTGAAGGAGTTGGCGTTAACTTTCAGCCAGTATCGGCTCCGGCTGGGATTAGCGATTATCAAAGTTTGATTACAGAATCTCGTTCAGACAGTATCATTACGAAACATCTTGAAAATACTTCTAATGGTAGTAGCGCTTTGGTGTTAAAAAATCTTATTAGATACGGCACTGATTTTGTTTCTATAGACGGCGCATATACTGCTGGTCTTGGTGTAACCTTTGATCAAAAATTCAAAGTTAATACTGATACTGGAGCTGTCACATTCGCTGACGCATTTACATTCCCTACAACAGATGGATCTGCCGATCAAGTCCTTACTACGGATGGTAGCGGGGCGGTCACTTGGGAAGATAGTAGCGGTGGTGGTGGTAATTTAGTAAGAGGTTCGTTTGCTGTAACCTCATCTACTACAGTGTTTACAGTGAGTGGCGGTTATAATACTGGCAGTTTAGACGTATACCAGAATGGTATTAAATTATTTAAAGGTTCTTCGTATGACTATACTGAAACTGGGGGTGGAACAACATTTACCCTTATTAATGCAGCAACTAATGGCGACTTGATAGAATATGTTGCTATAAATGCGTCCACAAACGCTACTGGAAATACATCTTTAGGAAGCGTATCTGTTACAAGTAATCAAACCGTATTTAACACAAGCGACACATTCACCAGTTCTAACTTGGCTGTATTCCTAAATGGTGTTAAGTTAGTAGACGGCACTGACTATAACGTAACCAGTAGTTCTCAATTTACCTTGACATCCACGGCGGTCTCTGGAGACGTTGTTGAGTACATAGCTTATGGCGCTACAGTAGCTAGTTCTAATCTTGCAAAAACTGGCGACACAATGACAGGTAACTTAACTGTCAATGCAGATTTAATTGTTACTGGATATAAAGAAACACATACAGATAATGGTAATACTGGTACTGCACAAACTATAGATATTAGTGATAGTACTTTACAAACATATACATTAACAGGTAACTGTACATTTACAATGCCAACCGCAGAAGCTGGTAGAAGTTTCACCATGTTTCTTAAGACAGGAGCTGGCAGTTTTACTGCTACATTTACTGGTGTTAAGTTTCCCGAAACGTCTGCTCCTACAATTACTACTGATGCTAACAGAATGGATATTATTACATTCACATTCAGATGGTACTAATTGGTATGGTAGTGCATACAGGAGTATCATGTATGATTTTTCTACCTAAAAAATCTTTGACTCGCTACTAAGCAGGACTTCTCTGCTGCGGGAGGAACTACACCGTACTGATGGTAGTTATAACATTCATACATTTACCTCTAGTGGAACATTGTTACTGGGTCTAGAAACTATGCAAATACTAATTGTTGCTGGCGGTGGCGGTGGTGGCGGCAGGTAGAGGAGGGGGTGGAGGAGCTGGAGGAGTTAATATATGAAAATCTGCATCAGCTATTTAGTGGAGGCACATATAATGTTACAGTTGGTAACTGGTGGCTCTGGAGCAAATACTACTTTCAAATGGTGGAGGATCTTCTAGCATAATAGGTCCAGCATTTCCCTAACAGCTGTTGGTGGTGGTAGAGGAGGAAGTGGAGATAGGTCACAGCTACAAATGGTTACTCTGGTGGAAGCTGGTGGCGGTGGAGGCTTAAATGATAATAGCGGCGACCAACTGGTGGATCTGGCACTGCTGGTCAAGGTAACGCTGGAGGTACGGTCTGGAAACGGCAGGTAATGATATAGAAATACTGGAGGTGGAGGTGGAGCTGGTGCAGCTGGCGGTAGGAAGTTTGAATACTAGTAGAGCGTAGCAATGGTGGTCAATGGCGGTGCACCCGGAGGAGCGGTACAGCTACATAGTTATGCTGGTGGTGGAGGTACGGTTCTGGAGGAGGTGCGGGTGAAGGTGGTTAGCAGTACTGCCAATAGGGGTGGTGGTTCTGGCGGTGGCGGTCAACGGAGGTAGCGACGGTATTTCTCCATATCTAGGTGCATCTGGAACTGCAAATACTGGTGGTGGAGGTGGTGGATCTTCTGCTGGTAATGGTATCTGGCGGTTCGGGTATAGTAATAGTGAGGTACACAAGATGACAAGAGCAAGAGAAACAAGTGAAAACCAAGACAGGCAAAGGCTTGGTGCTACTTTGGTGGTGGGACTTATGGGGGTAAGTCCTTTGGATCGTCAGAGATCTTTAATGTTAGTAGTATAACTGATGTGGGTTTTTCATATGGCGGTCAATATAAACTTAGCTTTGAAAATAACATGGAGATCTGCTAATTACGTCGTTGTAACATCTGCTGCTATTACAGCCGCTGGTCATATAGCTTCAGTTTGGCCCAATAGTAAAAGTACCTCTAACTAGTGTTGATATTTATGGTTTAGTAAATTATGGCACGATAGCTTATGCAGATATGGGTGGTATGGACGTAGTAATTTTCGAGTAAGGAGAAAAAATGAAATTAATAATTTATCCAAATGATGATGATGGGGTGGCTGTAATGTTATTCCATCACCTAATACAAAATATACAATAGAGGAAATTGCCCTTAAGGATGTTCCTAAAGGCAAGCCTTATAGAATTATTGAAGACCATGAAATTCCAACAGACAGAACTTTTCGTAATGCTTGGGAAGCTGACTTCACTGAGCCTGAAGGTTTTGGCATAGGGTTCGGATGAGTTCTTTAGACTAGGCTATGGAGGATAATATGAATATAAATGTTAATATGGAAAAAGCAAAGAATATCTGGAGAGATAAGATTCGTGAGGATAGAGAGCCTTACTTTCAATCTTTAGATGTAGATTATCTTAAAGCTACAGAAGCTCAGAATGTAACACTTAAAAGCCACATAGAAACAAAGAAGCAACAGCTTCGTGACGCTCCAGAAGATTCTAGGATTGAGGAAGCTGATACGCCAGAGCTTCTACAGACAGTAGATCCTGTAAGTGAAATTATGTACATCACAGAATTAGATCAAGCTAAGTTAGATAAACTTACAGAGATAGATGAAGATTGGAAAGTAACACTTAATACTGGTTTTGAAACACCAGAAGGGTGGAGTCTTGGTATTACCACAGATGATGTAGCATTATTAAACGGAGCATACTCTCTTGCAAAAGAAGCTGCCGCCCTTGGTTCTACAGATCCTGTAACTATCTTAGACACTAATGGTGAACCTCACTCATTAAGTGTGGCTGAAATGACACCAATTAATGTTGGCGTATGGTGCTGCAAGAGCTTCGCTAAGTGGAGCAGATGCAGCTAGAAGAAAACTGGTTAAAGACGCAACGACAATAGAAGAACTAGCGGAGATATAACATGAGTGTAGCCAGAGACATAAGCAGACAAACATCGAGACAAACTGCAACTTTAACAGCAAGTCAAACAGCTGTTACTGTTACTGGTGGATTTAGTAGCTCTACTGTTGAGGTATATCTTAATGGCGTTAAACTTGTTCAAGGACAAGACTATCAGCTTGAATGGAACTACTGGTATCACATTAACGCAAGGCGCTAGTGCTGGTGACATTATTGAGTTTGCAATTCGTAATAGCTCCAATTCTGGATTTAGCGCAGCTGATACTGGTCAGATTGTAGATGGGGCTGTAACTGCTGACAAACTATCTGATAGCTCTACAGAAACTGAAAATGTAAAGAGAAGAGTTGCTGCTGCTTGGGTGAATTTTCAAGGCAACGGAACAGTAGGCATTAGAGATGAATACAATGTAGATAGTATCACTGATCTTGGAAATACAGGTTATTATCAAGTTAATTTTAAAAGATCTTTTGCTAACGATGATTTTTCAATGGCTGGCACTGCTAGGTTTGCTTCAAATACCAACAATACAACGGCTACCGTTCAACTACATAGAAATCGACCCCTAAACTCTGCTTCCAACGCAGCTATGACTACCACTCATGTCATTATTACTACTACTTATTCGACGGGAACTTTATTTGATTCAGAGTATGTAGGCTTAGTATTTTTTGGAGAATTATCATGACAAAAACACACAATAACGCAACACTATCATCTTCGCTTACTGGGTCTGTAGCGTTCTTCCCTTTATCAAGTGCGCCTGTTGGCTGGATTAAAGCTGATGGTTCTGCTATATCTAGAACAGACTACTCAGAATTGTTTGATGTGATTGGCACAGATCACGGTGTTGGGGATGGAAGTACGACATTCAACGTGCCAGATTTACGTGGAGAATTCTTGAGATGTTTCGATGATGGTAAAGGCACAGATTCTGGAAGAGCAATTAATTCGTCTCAATCACAAGATTGGAAGGGTTTTTATCAACATAACACAGGTCAGAATACTTCCAGTTATGATCACACCCATGTCTACATGGATAAAACTATATATCCAACTTATACTGGCAGATTGTTTGTAGGAGGTTGGTCTGCCCCATCAGCCGCAATGGGTACAGCTTGGGACGATTCAGAAATTAGACCAAGAAACGTAGCTTTACTAGCTTGTATTAAAACTTAAATAAGGAGAATGTAATGTCAGATTTACCAATTTTAGATGCAGTTAACCCAGAGGTTATTCCTGCAAAAACTTACGACAGAGTGTGGATTGAAGAAGTAATTATTCGTGGACCAGATCCTAATTCAGATATATCTGGAGAGGTTAAACTACGCAAATATGGCATGTTTGACGGTGTAGCTGAGTTTGAGCCGGGAAATGGTCAATGGATTCGTGTGAGCAATATGCTAGAAAAAGCACAAGAAAGCCCAAGTCTGCAAGCAGCTATGGGTGGAATCATAGCGTATGTTGCTGAACTTGGTATAGAAAATGAAGTCATCAGTCCTCCATCAGAATAGCTTTTAGTGTATAATTACATGAGGTGAAGTATGTTTGGGTTCTTTAGCTTATTGCCGTTCTCTACGTTAGAATCGGTATATTATAATGGTAGAGATCACGATCTTATTTTACATATTCAACAGCAGCAGGATAGTATTTCTTGTATACAAAGTACTATATTATTAGATATGACCCTTCAGAAGAGTGAAGGAATTATACTATGAAGACGGTAAATGTAACCCTATCTATCAAGCAAACTTCAAATATAACCCTGAAGAGATAATATGGCAAGCGAAATACATGTAAACGATATTGGAACTAGATTTCTAGCAACAATAAAAGACGATGGAGTTGTTGTTGATATTTCAACAGCATCTTCTATAACTATGGTATTTAAAAAACCAGATGATGAAATTGTAAACAAAGCTGGAACACTGCTTGGTGACGGCACGGACGGTCAAGTTTACTACGACACTTTGGTTGGCGATTTAGATGAAGCTGGTCATTACAAACTTCAAGCAAAGGTTGTTTTAACCAACGGAACTTACTATACAGATATTTATACATTTCAAGTCCACTGTAACTTATAGGTAGCTTATGTCTTGGCAAGGTCAAATATCGACAATGGTTAGACATCTTATTAATGATGTTGACCCAGCAAATTATACGTATTCTTCTAAGAGATTGGAGACTACTATATTAGTAGCAGCTCAATTGTTGTCTACTGAAACTACTTTACGACAAGAATATACTATCAGCATAGCTGATTGTTCGCTGTCTCCAGATCCAACAGATGCAGAGACTAAAGATTCAGACTTTATATCGCTAGTAAGCTTAAAGTGTGCTTGTATTATACTGGGAAGCGAAGTCAAGAAGGAAGCCGGAAACACAATATCGATTAAAGATGGACCATCTGCGATTGATCTGAGAGGTGTAGCTTCTACCATACTAGCTTTATATAAAGACTTATGTGGTAAATACCAACAACTGCTTTTAGATTATAGTGCTGGTAATAGTATTGCTGGTACTGCTATACTTGGACCTTACAGTCCGGGTAGCGATTACGTTTTGAGACAATATTCAGATCATGACCATAGAGGTGGATTTTTCAGACATTAAAGGAGATCATAAATGCCAGACTATACAGCAAACATAAAAGATATACCAGAGCTTGTTGCTAACATTAACGAGCAGTTGAGAGACAATAACGCTGGAGCTATCAGCGCTAAAAATGTTAGAGAAACGATGCGGGATGTTGCTAATTCTATTAGGCACATTGTTGCTAGTGGTCAGTGGGAAGAACCAGAGCTGAGATTTACTAACAACATACATATTAAAACAACTACCAACCCCAACTACTTCAGTAACTACTGGAGGATTGGTTATAGTTGAAAGTGGAATCCAGTTTGATAACGAGATTGGCAACGGCGCTGTACAAGTACATCCATATCCCGGCCCCCAAGGTATTAGCCATAACAATTTAGCTGATACGGGAACTGGAGACGATCACGCTCAGTATTTCCACATGGATGGAAGAAGAAGTATGCAAGGAGATTTCAAGCTAGATAATTATAGTATATCTAGTTCTGGATATGCCAATCATGGTTTTTCTTTTGAGTATCACGGTCCAGACAGTGAGACATTAGTTATTGGAAATGAGACCGACATTAAATTTGCCAGTGATAATACTAAGATTTCAACTGCTAGATCCACTGCTCAAGCGTGGTTAAATTTTAATTCTGTCTCTGGCAGCGTTGGTAATACAGACACAGTAGCTATTCATTCCTCTTACAATATCTCTAAAGTTGAAAGACTTAGAGAGTCTAACGGAGACTTAGCCAATGGTAAATTTAGAATTTACTTTAAAGCTGAGTTGTTTGAAAACGCAACTGATTATGTTGCATTTGGAGAAAGTACTGGTAGAAATGGTTACACTCAGGGTTCTGACTTTGCCAACGGAATCAAGGTTGGTATTGTAGACAGAGATGCTGAATCTTTGACTTTTTATGTCCTTGATGATAACGGTGATTATACTGATGCGTATTATAACGACTTAGTAGTTTTTGGTAATCCTTCTGGGACGGCGAGTTCAGATCCAGCAGTAGTAATAGATTGGGCAGCAGCACCTTAAGCAATAAGATTGGAGATAAATAGTGTCACAAAATCGCATACAACTACATGATCGCGTTAAGGAATTAACTTATACGCAGGGCTTAGGCAATTTTGCCTTGGCTAGAACTGCTGATGGTTTCAGTGATCTAGAACGATTTTACAATCATCAGGACGTATTTTTTTATGCAGTGACTGATGGTACTAGGTATGAAATCGGCTCTGGAGTTCTTTTGAGACATGACTTTTCAGAAGCAGACGCAATTACTTATAACGAAGTTG